CCCCCGGCCACCAGGACGCCGCTTCCTGGCTGCCGCAGTTCTACCAGGCTCCTGACGAAGCGCCAGCTCCCGTCTTCATCCCGGCCACCGGTCCGCAGCCTCAGCTGCTGGCTGCCCCGGTCAGTGACACCGGATGGCAGCCGGTGTTCTCCCCGGCCCCAGTTCCGGTCAGTGACTCCGGATGGCAGCCGCTGTCGGAGTACAAGGCACCCGCGCCGCCACCGCTCAGCGACACTGACCTGTTCATCGCGATGATCCGGGCGCGGACCGACGCGCACATCGCGCACATGCGCACCCGGACCGACGCATTTCTCGCGCTGCCGTCCGCTGATCGCCTGGCGGTGACCGCATGAGGCGCCGGGCGCTCACCCTGGTACTTACTGTTACGGCCGCTCTCGCTGCCCTGACCGGCCTATTGACCGGGCAGGCGCACGCGGCAACCGGATCACTCGGTGCCCGCGTCCTCGCCGAGGCGCAGACCCGGGCCGGTGACTGGTACGTGTACGGCGCGGACGGCCCGACTGTTTTTGACTGTAGTGGGCTCGTGGCGTGGGCCAGTCACCAGCTGGGCGTGAACATGCCCCGCGACACCGCCGAGATGCTGTCTACCGGGGTGGCAGACGGCCTGCTAGTGCCAACCCGGCACCCGGTCGCCGGGTCGCTCGCATTTTTTGGTACGGGCCATGTGGAGATCGTGGCGCGTGGTCATGACCGGACGTTCGGCGCACTGAACACCGGGACGCGGGTGGGTTACCACCAGTGGAACGCGTACTGGCGGCCCAGCGCATTCTTCAACATCGCTTAGTACCATCGAGTAGTCTGATAGAGTCTCCACATCTTCCCTGGAGGACAGGGAAGGGCAGCACCGGGACTGCTGCGCGAACGCCCGTCGCAGCGGTCCCGGTGTCTTACTCCGGTTATCTCCGAAGGAAAGGTAGTTCAGTGAACGACACTCGATGCAGCGACAATGGTGGCAGCGCCCCGGCGCACGTCGGACCGAAGCAGTGGGAGCTTGCCGAGGCGAAGGCCGCTGAGACGAACTTCTGGAACGTTCAGGCCTAACAAGTAAAAGCCCCGCTCTTCCCGGCTGCCTCGTTCATGAGGGGCTGCGCAGGGAGAGCGGGGCTTCTCCTTTCCCCGGGGCCGGGTCGGCGGGAGCTGGCTAGTCGGAAGGGGTCGTGGCGGTAGGGGCTGGTCAGTCGGAGCGGCTAGGCAGGGCAGGGATCGGACCGTCAGCGCAGGTAAGGCTAGGTATGTCGGTGAGGGCCGGACCGGAGCGGGTTGACCCGGAGCGTGAGGGCGCGGGGCGTCGGTAAGGCCTGGACCGGGCAGGGATGGTCTGTCGGCAGGGGATGGCAGGGCAGGGATCGGACCGTCAGCGCGGGCAGGGATGTGCTGGCAAGTCGGCTAGGGACGGGCGGACTCGGGGTGGCGTGCCGCGGAGTGGCTGGTCGGTGCGGGGAGGGCAGTTTTGGTCGGGCAGGTCAGTACGGGCGGGACCGGATTGGCATGGTGCGTGTAGTCGGCACGGGCTGGGCGGGTGGTGGTTAGGTTAGTCGGCCGGGCCGGGCTCGGGATGGCCTGGCTGGAGTAGTCGGCACGGAGCGGGACGGGATGGCTTGAATAGTCGGCTGGGCTAGGCAGGAACGAAGCGGGCCGTTAGGACCGGGTCTGGCAGGTCAGGGCGGGAGGGGGATGGGCCGGGTTGGCCAGTCGGGGTGGGCGGAGGTGGAGCGGGCCGTTGGGACCAGGTCTGGCAGGTCGACATGGGGCGGGGGGGTTGGGGACTGACGTGGTTAGTCGGCGTGGGCGGAGCGGTTTGGGCCAGGCCTGGACAGTCGGCCGGAGGGGGAGGGTTTGCCTAGCTGCCCTGATGCAGCGTGTATCACCCAGTCTACCTAAAGAAGCCCAGAGTTCCCCGTCGCACCAGTTCCACCATGCTTCGGGCAGGCACATCCGTTCTTTCCCCAGGTCAGGGTGTTGCCAGCCCACTTGAGGCAGGTCGTAAAGAGCCGCGAATAGTGAACTGCAGACGACGTGGCCGGGCAGCTGGCCCTTGTATGTTGGCCAGCGCCACAGGTGGTCGATGTCCGCCGACAGGTCCGGTGCCACCGTGTCCGCGATATCCCCGGCGATGCCTGCCCAGTCGTAACCGATGCCGAGGGACTTGGCGGCCCCGGCCAGGAACGCGGCCAGCTGCCCGTGATCGTCCGGCTTAGGCTGCAGGTAGTTGCTGCGAGCCCGGGAGTCAGCCAGGTACGGCGTGCAGTCGACCAGTCCGACGCCGCCGGGACGCCCTTCAATGCCCATCCACCGGCCTTTGGCGTCCTGGTGGGTGACTCCCACGACATGGGTGCCCAGCGACGGCTTCCCGGCGATAGCTTGCCCGACGCCGACCAGGTAGCCGGCCAGGCCGCTGCCGACCACGGCGATGACCACGCCGGGCTGCGGCTGGTGGATGTAACTCACGGCGCGGGCACCTCCGGTGGTACCGGCGGCGGCGGGAGGGTGGTAACCGGGACGGTGGCCGGGCCAGCCGTTTTCTCCGTTTTCTCCGGCAGCACCAGTTGAACGGAAGACGGCCAGGACGGCGGCCTCACGGGCTCAGCAGGCATTACCGCGCTCGGCGGGCCGGGTGCCACGGACGGGACCAGCGGTACGCCGGCACTGTTTTTCGGGTCGGCTACCGGGGTCACCGCCTGCCGGGTGAGCAGCGCCCCGACGGCGCCGACCGCGGCAACGATCACCGTCGGGTCGATCAGGCCGTGATTGTTTACGGCATTAACCAGCATGGTGACCGCGGCAGCGACCGCCCCCGCTGCTGCCAGGTAGCCGGCCGGGTTGGTGACCGGGTTGAGCGCCCGCGGGACGTCCACGATTGATCCCTGCCCTCTCACTTACCGTACAGTGCCGTGCAGTTCACCGGGTGGTTCACCGTGGCCACGTACGCCAGGAACTCCGCGGCCAGCGTGTTCGCCTTGGCTATCTGCGCGGCGGGCTCGCCTGCGGCCGGCTTGGTGATAATCTTGACGAAGTCCTGCCAGATGGTGGTCTGGTTCGCCCGGAAGGTGTTGCCGTTCGCGCAGACGGTCAGCTGCGCGGTGTGCAGCGCCTTGACCAGCTGGGTGTTAGCGGTTGAGGCATTATTCGCCTGGGACACGGTGAAACCGAGCACGACAGTCAGCGCGATGTCCAGCACCGTGGTGGCGATCAGCCCCCAGATAAGCCGGCGGGTGCGTCGTGAGTACCCGGTGATTTCATCGACGGTCCGCTGCAAGGCGTTGTGCGGCGTCGGGTGGACCTCAGCCACAGCCGAACTCCTTCTTCAGGGCTACGAAGTCTTCGTACAGCTGGTAGGTGGCTACCCGGGACGGGTTAGCGGCGGCGTTCGCCGGGTACGGCACCGGCGTGGCGGTCAGCAGCTTCATCGTTGAGCACCACCGCGCGTTGTTCGCCGTCAGCGCCTGGTCCACCGTGACCTGGGTGTTATGCGTCGCGTCGTGCGCCTGGAAAGCGGTAAAGCCGAGCACGACGGTCAGCGCGATATCCAGGGCGATGGAAATGACCAACCCCCAGATAAGCTTGCGGGTACGCCGCGAGTAGCCGGTAATCTCATCGACCGTCTGCTGCAGGCTGCTTTGCGGGGTTATCTCCGTCATGGCCTTATACTCTTGTCTGCTCGATCGCGTGCAGCATCAGGGATGCGGCCACCTGATCCCCGCGTGAAATATTGCCGGCCGTCCACCGGCCGTCTACGATGCTGCGTAGCAATTCCTCCAGCTCGGTCATTTCATCGTGGTTAATAGCATTCGCCCGGAATTTCTCCAGCAGCGCGTCCAGGCTTTCCCAGCCCGAATGCGGGCTGTGCAGGATCTTGCTCACGTCGTAAGCCACATTCCGCCAGAACACCTCCATCTTGGATTCCAAGACGGAGACCCGGACGGCGACCACACCGAGTCCGGCTGAGCCTTGGCTGTCGACCCGGGCCAGCGCCTCGTGCAGCTCCCGGATGTCAGTTTTCTCACCTGCCTCCAGCACGGCGACCCGCCCGGCCAGCGCGCCCAGCCCGGTTGACCCCTGGGTACCGGCCCGGTCCGCGAAGTCGTGCAGCTCCTTCAATGACACCTCCAGCGCAGCTAGCCGCAAGACCAGCGGCTGGATGGCCTCGGCGGCAGCGTCCTCGGCGGTCTTCCGGGCCTGCACGATGTCGGTTTCCCGGATCTTGGTGTCATGAGTAAAGCGGTAGGAAAAGTAAGCAACGGTGAGCACGCCGACGCTGACCACCGCGGTCAGTACGTCGAAGAAGGTGGTCAGCCCGTCCACCGGCTACCTCTTGCTATACCGGCCGCGGGCCGAGCACGATCCGCTGGCTAGCCCCGTACACGTACGCGGACCCTGGCTGCGGGTAGGTGCCCGGCGGCAGGCCGGTGTTGTAATAAGAGCTAAGTGCGTTCGCGTCGGCCAGTGCGGACAAGATGGCGTCCGCGTCCCCCGAAGCCATGCCGATGCCCGTCAGGTTGAACATTGTTACTCCCCTCCTTCTAGAGTGTGCTCGGGGTGACAGTTAGCTGGGTAACCGTGCAGGCTGTTACCGTATCGAGGCCCTCTATGTAAGTCACCAGAGCGGCATTAACCGCGGCGATATCCGCTGAGCTGAGTACGCCATCAGCGGGAGACGCCGTCATAAGCTGCGCCGAGTCGGCGTTGGTAACTTCGTCTGCGGTTGGCAAGGCGATATTGAACGTGAAGTTCGCCCACTCAGCGGAGTCGAAAAGCAAGGAAAAATTATCTCCTCCGGAAACACTGAACGGCGTGAGCGTTGAACCGGTTACCCCATCGAAAGCGTTGACGACTGACTGCAACGTAGTAGCGGTACCGTAAGCGTCGGCTTCGGTGAGCGCGTCGAAACCGATGATTGGCGGGTCCTCTTCCCATAGAACCCCCGGGTTAGGGTAGGCCGTAGAAAGGACCATCTGAGTATTACCAGTACTCGTAACGATGTCGAGTATCTGAACGCTGCCAACTGGGTACTCTGTATCATCAATAGTGATACTGAAACTTCCACCCTGAGACCATTTGAGATTAGACATTATTGTCTCATTCCTCCTTTACTAGATGAGGCCCGACGAGTTCAGCCGGGAAATGCACCCGTTGACTCCGTTGAAAAGCTGTACCTCGTTCGTACTAGGACTAGTCAAGCTAGGAACGGTAACCGCCCCCTGACCGCCCTGGTACGGCCCGCCGAAGTTGCCTGCGCTCATGTTGCCGGTCGCGTTGATCTGGCCGTCGGCCAGGATGGTGCCGGAGGAGTGAATCCCGGTTGATTCCACCGTGCTGCCGCCGCCGCCGTTGAGCGTCCCGCTGACCGCCAGGTCGCTGTCGATGCTGGCGTTGCCGTGCGTGGTGTGCCCGTAGTCAGTCATCCCGGCGGAAATCGACACGGTGGACCCGTTGATCTGCCCGGTGACCGTGTGAGTGCCGCCGACCGTCACGTTGCTGTCAACGCTGAGGCTGCCGTGCGTGGTGTGCCCGTAGTCGGTCATCCCGGCGGAAATCGAGATGGTGGACCCGTTGAGCTGCCCGGTGATCGTCTGGGTACCGCTGACCGCCGAGTTCCCGGTGACGTGATGATCGCCGGATACGAACACGGTGCCGCCGACGGTGCCGCCGTTCGCCACGAAGTTGACCGCCGGAGCCGTCGCGGTCACGTGCGCGTTGAGCCGCGCCTCGGTGGCGTACGCCTTCGAGTTGGTCGCCGCTACCAGAGTGCTCATCCGGACGGCGACCACCACGAACGCCAGGATGAGCGTCAGGAAGCCCCAGCCGAGCGACAGGAAGTGCCCGGCCGCCTCCGCCAGCAGCGCCGCCGTCAGGGTGCTGAACCAGCGCATTGCCTTATCTCCTTCGCTGTCGTTTTTACGAAGTGGGGGCCGCGACCGCTGCGGGCTGCGGCAGCATGGTGGACGCCACCGACAGCAGGCTGCTGAAGCTGGTGTCCAGGTACTGAAACGGGGTCACGGTCGCGGTTTGCGTGTCGTCGTCGTAGGCGTAGGAGCCGATCAGGAAGGTAACCGGCCCGAGTACCACCTCACCGCCGTAGGCGTAGTCCGTCAGCACCAGCTGGGCGACCGCGCCGACGTGGTTGTGGCCCAGGTCCGTCGGCTGCCCGCCGGTAGTCATCAGGTCCCCCGGCCCGGCGGCGAACGGCCCGGCGAAGCTGGCCCGCTGGTAGCGCTGCAGCAGCGCGTTGCCGACCGCCTGGGCCGCGGCGGTCGTCATCACCCCGGCACTGGACAGGTCCAGGTAGGCTTCCCGCTCGCCGTGCAGCGCGATCGAGGCGGGCACCGTGGCCGAGGTCGTCGAGTACACCGCGGCAGCCCCGCTGGTGGCGTCGTCTGCCGTCGACTCGTACCGCAGCCAGACGACGTTGATGTCCCCGCCCAGCGTGCGCGGGGCCGGCTGGCGCACTAGCAGCAGCCGGTTCACCGTGGTGGGCAGCGTGAACACCGACAAGATGTTGCCCGCCGGGGTGACGGTCACCGACCAGGTCAGCCCGCCGTAGGTGCAGTTCAGGTTCAGCAAGTCGGTGACGGTCTGCGCCCCGGAGTCAACTTCCTGGCCGAGCCAGATGCCCGTCGGGGTGCCGACACCCGGGTTAACCCAGCGCAGGCCCCGCGTGATGGCGGCATTAATCGCGCTATCCGGCAGCCCGGTCGGCCAGGTACCGGGGTAGGTCGCGGCGAAATTGGTGCCGTAATTGCCCGCCCCGACCGCGGTCAGCGTCCAGCCAGCCGTATCGGTCGGCGCGGGCTCGCTCAGCACGCCCTCCCAGATAACCCCGGCGCCCTGGTACAGCTGGACGATCCGCCCCGGGTCGATCGCCGGGGTCCGGGTGCTGGCCGACACCATCAGGTTGCAGGTCAGCTGGTCCGGGCCGCCCGGCAGCGTCCAGGAGTACTTCAGCCCGTTCACGTGGCCAATCTGACCGAGCCAGCGCGGGTCAGTCATCGACGGTGTCCATGAGACGATCTGCGCGGAGTTATGCAGCAACGCCATCAGCTGTTCACCCACTGCCCGGAGCGGATGAAGCCGTGATCCTGGCAATGACAGAGCAATGACGGGGAGAGCGTCAACGGCTCCCACGCCTCAACCGTCCAGAACGGCCCGTCACTCAGTTGCCGCTGGGCCAGCCCGTCAAAGGTGATACTGCCGGTGCACGCGCCGCGCCAGGCACACTGCTCATCACCCGGCCGGAGCGGGTGGCCAACGACCGCGCCCCACCGTTCAACGTCCGGCAAGCCCGCGTACTGCGGGTTGAGTGCCCGGTCCGGCGCCCAGCTAACGTACTCAAGCCAGTGATCGGCACCCAGGTCTAGCCGCGGGGCCGTCATGGCGCACCCGCTAGGGTAAGACCAGCCCGGTCACGCCATCGAGGGCAGTGACCGGGCCTAACCCGACGACCTTGAGGGCAGTGATCGGGCCTAACCCGACGACCTTGAGGGAGATCCCCGTGGCTACCAACGATCATACCGAGCGCTGGCTGCCCGTCAAAGACTTCGAGGGCCTGTACGAAGTGTCGGATCTCGGCCGGGTACGCAGCCTGACCCGGATTGTAGAGACGTCGACCGGACCTCGTGTATACCAGGGGCGCATCCTCCAGCAAGTGATCACACCAGGTAACCATGGTTACCCCCAAGCAAGCCTTAGCAAGGACGGTGTAACGAGGCCTAAGAAAGTTTACAAATTGGTAATGGAAGCGTTCGCTGGACCATGCCCTAAAGGCCAGGAGGTTCGGCATGGCCCCGCGGGGAAGGCCGAATCGGCACTTTGGAATCTCTGTTACGGCACTCGCCGAGAGAATAATCAAGATCGAGGCCGCGATGGTGGAACTAGTGGTGTACCTTGTTTTACCCCTGAGCAATCTGACGAGATCCGCGCCCGGTATCCTGGCGAATCGCTCCGTCAGCTGGCTAAAGCGTACGGAACTACGCACCCGACGATCCTGCGAGTTATCAGGCGTACGGGGTTTTACGCAGAGTGAAGAACTTCTCATCACTCTAGCCTTTCTGCGTACCAAGCTGGGAAATATGTTACCGAAATGGAAGGTGCACCCTCTTGCGCGTACGCTAGAAGAGTGTTAAGGCCGGGCTCGACGGTGAGCGGGCCGCCGCTGACCGTCATCGCGTCCATCACCGAGACAGCTTGCGGCCGGCCGACCTGGCTGCCCAGGTAGAGCCCCAAGTCGTGGCACGGGTCAGGCTGGTCAAAGTAGTAGTTGTAGTAGCCGGTGGACGGCTCATTCACGATCGCCGTCTGCCCCTGGACGTCCAGGAACAGGCAGTCGTACCAGCGGTCACTGGCGTTACTGTCGGTGACTAGCACGGTGTAGTAGCCGAGCGTGTTATCGCTGGCTACCGCCTTCAGCGGCAGGGTCAGCGTGCCGACAACCAGAATTCCGTTGACAGCCTGCGTGTTCGGAATGATGGTGACCGGCGTCGTGGTGACGGAGTAGGACGCGCCGCCGGATGCCTCGTACTGCTTGACGGTCACCGAAATCGTCCGCGATGAGCTGGGGCTGTTGAAACTGTAATTAGTCAGTACGATCGTATAAGTTCCGTTGAACTGCGCATTTACCCCAGACACGAGGGACGGAACAGTAAACTCAGTGGTTCCCGGGGCGACCAGCCCGGCGCCGACCGGGACAAACGGGTTGAGCTGAGTCGGCGACCACCTCCCGGGCCGGTGCACGACCAGCGTCTTGAACTGGCCGGTGGAGTACGGGGTGATGATCAGCTTGCCGGTGCCGCCCGCGCCGCCCGCCTCAGTAGACCCGGAGGAGTCCGCGCCGCCGCCGCCGCCACCGGGCGCGCTGCCCGCCGACCCGGCCGTGTTCGAAGACCCGCCGCCTGCCCCGCCCGCGCCGCCGCCGGTCACCGCGACGCCGCCGTTGTTGGTCGGCGCGCCGCCCGGGTAAGTCAGCCGGACCTGCCCGGCCGCGCCCGCACCGGACGTGGTGCTGGTGTAATAGGTACCGCCGCCGCCGCCGCCCGGCGCTGAGCCGGCCGTGCCGTTCCCGCTGTGACTGCCGGTTCCCGCACCACCGGAGCCGCCGCCGCTCGGGGCGGTGCCCGCGTTACCGTAGCCGTTACCCGGGTTACCGGTAGCGGCCGGGCCGGCCGAGGAGCCGCCACCGCCGGAGTACGGGTTGCCGCCGCCGCCGACTCCGCCGGTGTAGTGCACGGTGTTTGTACTGCCGGACCCGCCAGCCGCGCCGGTATTGTTGTTGGAACCGGTACCAGGGTGCCCGCCGTGCGCGGTAACCGCAGCGGCATTCCCGGTGAAAACCGAGTTGGACCCGCTGTTCCCGGTCAGGCCGCTGCCGGTAACGGTGGCGCCGCCCGCGCCGACCGTGTAGTTGTAGACATTGCCGGGCGTAACGCCGACGTTCGCCGCCGCGTACTCGCCGCCAGAACCGCCGCCGCCGTTGTTAAAGCTGGAACCGGTACCGCCGGACCCGCCGCCGGCCCAGCACTCGGCGTACACCTGGGTGACCCCGGCCGGGCAGGTCCAGGTGTTCGCCCCGGCCGAGGTGAACACGGTGGCCGCGGTACCGGTCGGGGCCAGCCCGGCACTGGCGTTGCCGCCGGAGCTGCCGCCGCCGCCGCCGACCGACCCCGACGCGGTCCGCCCGGGGCCGCCGGAGTAGTGCACCGTGTTCGCCGACCCCGACCCGCCGGTCCCGCCGGTAATCGAGTTCTGCGCCGCTGACTGCCCGCCGTTGGCAGTGACGGCCAGGGTTCCGCCCGGGGCCGGCCCGAACGTAGTGGTGCGCCCGAAGGTAGCCGACGTTCCAGCGGTGTCACCAGCCCCGACGGCGTACTGGATAACCGCGCCGACCGCGGCCGGGAAAATGGGCTCGGCCGCGTACTCGCCGCCGCCGCCGCCCCCGCCGTCCCCGGCTACCGTCTGGGTGGCCCCGGCGCCGCCACCACCGGTCGCTTCCACCTTCAGGTAGACGGTGTTAGACGGGACGGTGTAGGTACCCGGCCCGGCACTGGTCACCGTGGTCGGCGTCCCCGGCGTCAGCGCCCCCTGGAACTGCATCGACACCGGCGCCCGGTGCGTGCCGACCACCCCTTGCAGCAGGTAGACGTTGCCCCGCGGCGACGGGGTGGCGATGACCGTCGAGGACGGGTACGCGGTGAGCGCATCCAGGTAGGCGACCGTCCAGCGCAGCTCCCCGCCCGGGGTGTCCCAGCGCGGCGCCCGGTTGAGGATGGTCAGCGAGTACCCGGCGACCGACCCGTAATTGAACTGGCTACTGTTTTGCGGGATGCGCACGGTCACCCGGGTGAACACCGGGTTCTGCGGGTCCGGTGATACCGGCATCCACCGGTTGCGGTCGGTCCAGGTCAGCGTGTAACCGTTAGTGTCCGTCAGGCTGAAGCTGATCGTCAGCCGGGTCTGGCCGTGCGGGTGGTGGTTGAAGTAGTACCGGGACCCGAGACCCATCCACATCGACAGCCCGGTCATCCCGGTCAGGCTGACTGGGTTGCTCAGCATGGCACTGTAGGTCAGCGGGCAGTTCTGGCCGTCATCGCGGTTGAACGGCGGAAAAAACGGGTCCCAGTAACAGGTGTTCGGGCCGACGATGCACAGCGCCGACTGCACGCACTGCGGGCTGTTGATCGTCGAGAAGGCGTCCAGCACGACCGGGGCCGGCGGCGGCGCGGGGGCGTTCAGCGAGGCGATCGGGGCGGCGAACGCGACCTGCTGCTGGGTGTCGCTGCGCCCGTAGGGGAGTGCCTCAAACTTGATGGTGACCTGCGCCTCAACCTGCAGCCGCCCCTGAATCCGGTAGTCTTCCGGGCCGCCCAGCGGGATGACCGACGGCTGGGCGCGGAAGCAGTCCAGCACCAGCGGGAGCGATCCCGGGTCCGCCCCCGAGGCCCGGGTCCAGGTCAGCGGCCAGTGCGGCTGGTCGATCGTCTGCAGCAGCAGCTCCCGCGCCCCGGCCAGCGTCCGGTAGTCCGGCGCCACGATCAGCACGTTCAAGGTGATGGTCCGGTCAGAGGCCCGGTCACCGTACGGCTTCTCGCCATCGACGATCAGCGTGGCGACGAAGTCGGTGGTGGGCTGCGGGGCGTCCAGGCTGAACGGCGGCTGCACCCGGAAAACGGCGCCGGGGCACATCGGGTTAACCGACGCGATCCCGCCGGGCGGCCCCCAGACCTCGATTTCCTCGCCAATGACGAGGCTGTCGTACGCTGTCGTAACCACGGTAGCCGGAAATCCCTTACTGCTGAATGGGACCCGGCTCCGCTGGCAGGGCGGCCTCGGTAGAACTTATTTTTAACAGTATCTAACAGTTATCTGCGATTTGAATACGATCCTCTGAAGGCCGCCGCGCTGCTTGCCGTATTCAGCGCCCGGCTGAAGCTCGTGCCCTGCCCCTGAACGGCAGCGGTGTTCTCTTGCAGGGCCGCGACGATCGCCTGCGCGTCCGGGCTTAGCTTGCCGCTCCCGCCGCCCGGCGTCACCCGTTCCGGCGACCCGGTGTTGTTAACCGCGACGCTCGCCCCGGTCGGCAGCCAGCCGCCGCTGTCATACCGGCGCGCGGAGCTACTCTTAGGCAGCCGGACCTTTCCGCCCTGCTTATACCAATGATAAGAATTTCCGGTAAGCATGACCTGGCGGCCCTGTCGCATGGTCCAGCTACCAAGTCCCGTAGTAGGACACCAGGCCGGCCCGCGCCCGGCGTCCTCGCGCTTAACGCTCTCCCCGCCGATAGACGGCTTCGTCTCCCGGATAACAGCACCAGTGGTACTGACTGTCCAGCGCCCGATTTTCCGGCCCCGATGGTCCAACTCCGAGATGCCCGGACGGTGACCCGACAGGTAAACACCGAGGGTGATCGCATCTTGCTGCGGGCCGTCATTCTGAGCATAGACCTTCGTACGCGGGTACCCGTGGTACCCCCGCTCAGCAAAGCCTTCACCGGTTCCGGCGTAACTGCCTTCGGCGCTGAAAACGCCGCGCATGAACGCCTCCCGCTGCTCCGGCGACAAGGACAGTACGAACGGCACCGGGTTCTTATGGTCGTACCCGCTGCGCTTCAGCAGCTCGGCCGAGTAGCCAAAGGTAAACTGCCAGGTCACCAAGGGCAATCCCGGCCTGCCGTCGGGCTTATTCATCACGCGGACCATTCGGTTGAACATCAGCCCTTCAATCAGCTCATCGATCGCTGCGACGTGCTCGGGCTTGGCTTGGTACAGCCGGATGGACGGAGACGTTCCTGAGTCGGTAGGTCGTCGCTTCGGGTAAGCCACAGATCCGTCACCGAGGACCCACCCGAGCAGTTCGGCCTCGCGCTCGCTGATCGCCGGACCGCCTCCGGTATCAGCTTCAGCGGCGACGCGGAGCGCGTGCCGTGAGGTGATGCGCCCCGCCTCGACAAACTCATCGGCGACCCTCGACGGGTTCTGGTACCAGTGCTTCGCCACCCAGCGGTGCTGCGGCGTGCAAGTTGCCGCCCACGTCTTATTGGTAAGCCGAACAAGCGGGGCGTCCTCATAAACGTGCGTCTGCTCAACCGTTGTCCACTCGCTACGCCCGGATACCGGGTTAAATCCGATTGTTTCGTCACCCGCGCGGATCTGATCGTAAGTCAGCCAGCCGCGTCGCGTGAGAATTTCCGCGGTTAGCGGTACACATTGCTCGTGCGCTTCAGCCGCCTCCGGGCTGCCGTACGTTGACAATATGTAATCTACCATCCAGTTGATTTGCGCGGTCGGATTAGAACCGCCGGCTGCCTGCGCGGCAAAGGGCATCTTTGTCGGTGGCAATGCCTGCGGAATTCCGTAGGCTCCCGAACTGGGGTTGGTGGCGAACTGATTCCAGCCGGCTTCTGAAAGCTCTAGTGCATTCCAGGCATTCCAGGCTGAGCCGCCCGACCAGGCCGGGTACAGCCGCTTAGCCAGTGCCGCGTTCGCGGCCGGGGCTCCTCCCCCGGGACCGGCCGCCGCGGTAGCCCCGATCGCTGCTGCCGCTACCTGCTGGGCGGTCACCGCGGCGGCGGTGTCGGCCAGGAACTTGGCCATCAGGGCCGGCGCGCCCGCATTGGTGGCGTCCTTGAGGAACGTGGTACTGCTGCCGGCCGCCAGCCCCTGGGCCGCGCTGGCACCCGGCAAACTGGCCCCGGGGCCGATGAACGCGCCGCTGGCGAACCCGGGCAGCTTGCCTTTCAGGTGATCGACGGCGCCTGCCGCCACCATGCCTTTCGGCACCACCACTTCACCGGGGGTAAGCATCGCGTGCACGGTGTCGCCCGACCCGTGGCCGGGAATCTTCCCGCCGCCCGCCACGAAGATCAGGTTCCCGATCGTCTTGACTTGCTCGCCCAGGATATTCTCAGACGCCGAAACCTGGCCGGTCCCGTGCCCAGTGATGGTGTATTCCGTGCCGACTTTCGCGGGCAGCTTGTGCAGCGAGTTCCACAAGTTATCGGCCCAGGTGGTGCTGACGTTCATCGACGTGGCCAGCTTGTCGAACTCCCCCTTGGTCTCGCCCGCCTTGGTCGCCGCCTGGTCGAGCAGCTGGTGCGACAGCGTTGTCCACAGGTTCTGCGCCTGGGTCCCGGTGATGCCCAGCTGGCTGGCCAGGTTGAAGAACCCGGTCTTGGTTTCGCCCGCCTTCAGCGTCGTCTGGTCCAGCAGCTGCTTGGAGAAGAACGTCCACAGGTCGCTTATCTGCGTTGACGTGAGGTTGAACTGCTCGGCCAGCGCGTAAAACTGGTTTTTAGCGGCCAGTGCCTTGCTGGCGGTGGTGTCGAGCTGCTGCTTGCCCAGCATGGTCCACATGTCCTCCGCCTGGGTGGTGGTGAGCCCCAGCTGGGCGGCCAGATGGATGAACTGGGTTTCGGTTTCGCCCGCCTTCGTCGAGGCCTGGTCGAGCAGCTGCTTACTCAGCGCGTTCCACAGGCCGCCGGCCGCTGCGGTACCCAGGCCGAGCGAAGTGGCGTAGTCAATGAACTTGGTCTTCGCCGCGTCGGCATTCAGCCCGGATGCCAGCAGGGTGGTGATGACCTGCTCGGCGGACTTCTGGAACCCGGTGCTTGACGTGTCGCCGCTTTGTATCGACGTGGCGAATTTGTCGAACGCCTTCTGCCCGCCGTCCGCCGCGATGATGCTGGCGGCCATCATCGGGTTCAGGTCGCCTTGCAGCACGTTGGCCAGCTGGCCGGCTTTGATCGTCGCGCCGTTCACGATGTTCTGGAAGCCCTGCATCGTGGTGGCATTTTTAGCCACCCAGCCGTTCAGCGAGTTCAGGCTGACGGTGCCAGGGCCGATCGCGTCGTTGATCATCGCCACGATGGACGCGCGGGCCGCGTTGTTGTTTTGCGCGAACGGCAGCATCTGCTGGGCCAGCGTGGCGGTGGCCGCCGACATATTCTTAGCGGAGGTCTCCTGCTGCTCCAGCGCGTCGATGACCTTCTGGGCGTTGGTGATCTGGTCGTAGAACGCCTGGTTCAGGTTCAGGTCAGCGTTAGTTAGCCCGCCGATGGCACTGGCCGCGCCGCTGCTCTGCACCGAGATATGACCCAGGGTGTCGGTCACCTTGGCGCCAGTGCCGGCCATGTCGGTGCCGAGGGTCTGCGTGCCGAGCGCGAAAGTGTCGAACGCGCTCTCGCTTTCGGTCACCACGGTGATCAGCTTGTCCTGCGCCGCGGTGATCGACTCGATGTTTTTGAGCATGTCGCCCAGGTACTGCTCCGGCCCGGACAGCGCGTTCAGCGCCGCCGCCTCCTGCCCGGTGCCGTTGGTGACCGCCTTGATGGCCTCGTTGTAGGCCTGCGCCTCGATGATGTTTTCCGCCATCTGCGACTTACTGGTGGTGAGCATCTGGGTGCTGGTAATCCCGGCCCCGGTCAGCGCGGCCAGCGCCGCCTTGGTCCCGCCGAGCTTCTCGGCCGCCATGTCCAGGTTAGCGTTGTAAATCGTCTGGTCGTTTTGGGCGAGCTTGAGTGCGGCAGCGTAGTCAGCTACGTTTTGCATGGACGCGTACGTGGCCGCTGAGTAAGTGACTACCTGCTGAGTACTCTTACCGGCATCGACGAGCTGAACGTGCGCTGAGGCCGCCTGGAGCTGGGCCGTCTGGGCCGTTGCCTCCTGGAGCGCGGTAGCGTAATTGTGGATATCACTAGTTATCGTGCTGCCAAGGTCTGACAGCTTGACAGCCGTGATGGTTTTCTGGATCGCGTCCGCGAACTGCTGCGCCGCAGTTTTCGCGTTGAGCAAGTCGTAGACCAGTACGGCGATACCGGCCGCGGCCAGCGTAATCCAGCCCCACGGCAGCGTGGCAGCGTCCTCAGCTGCGACACTGAACCCGGCCATCGCCCCGGCGGCACTTTCCGCGCCGATCGCCGCGAAGCCCTTAGCCACCGTCTCAATGCCGGTGGCAAGCAGCGGCAGTACCTTGGAGATCAGCGCCGACGCCGCCGTGCTGAGCAGCCCGATGTACAGCAGGGCGCCGTGGAAGGCCAGCCCGAACCCGATGATCGCCTGGCCGACACCCGAGCCGGTAAAGGCCTCCACTAGCTGCAGCACGGTGCCGGTCATGTTCAGGATGATCTGGGCGTACCCGGGCATCACCTTGAGCACGTTGCCGAGGATGCCGAAGATGTCCCCGATGTTGTTGCCCCAGCCCAGCAGGTCGTTGGCCGCGTTTTTCACGAAGATGTTGAAGCCGTCTCCGCTGGTTACCGCGTTAGTAATCCGCGCGCCGAGCTGGTCGATGAAGCCGCCCGCCTGCTGCGCCACGGTGGCCAGCACGCCCGCGTTCGCCGAGATGATTTTCAGCCCCTCGCCGAGCAGCACGTACACCTGCGGCTGGGCAGCCTTATTCATCGCAGAGAACGCGCCGGTCAGCGGGTAGAGCGTGGTGTTCAGCTCATCGGAGACCTTGTCCAGGTTGACGAAGTGGTTGTAGATCTCATCGACGGTGTCGACGGCGGAGGCACCGAATGCGCCCAGCGCGATAAGGGCCGGGCCGAGCGTCGCGATGATCTCCACCGCGGCGTCGGCCACGATGTGGAACCCGGACGCGGAGGCGACGAACGTCGGCAGCAGGCCGGTCAGCGCGCCGGCGAACAGCTGAACGTGCCCGGTGAGGTTACCCAGGTTGAGGCCGCCGTTGCGCAGGCTGAGGCTGAACCCGTCCACCACCGGCAGCCCGGCGCGGATAGAGTCGTTGAACAACCCGGCTGCGGTAGCCGCTTCCACCGACGAGCCCTTAAACGCATCGACCGCCGCTTGCAAGGCGAGCAGCTGCGCTACGACCGGCGCGATATTCACGTCCACGGTGAGGCTGTTGATTTTCTTAGTCATCGCGTCCACCTGGACCTGGAACGCGGTTAGTTTCGCCAGCCCGGCCGTGTCATTGACGTCAAGGTGAATCTCGGCAATCGATTGCTGCAGGGTGCTCAGCACTGCCTTCAAGGTGGCCAGCCTATTGAGTGCGGCACTCTCGTCCACATTGATCAGGATGTCGCGGGCCTTGGTGACCGCGTTCAGCTCCGCCTCGGCGACGGTGAGCCTGGTCATCAGCGCCGTCGTGTCCGCGTCCATCTTCAGGTCCAGCAGCTCGCTCTGCAGTACCTTGATTTCCGCGGTAATGGCGAGGATCTTGTCCGCTGCCGCCTGGATGTCCACGTCCAGGTCCATGTGCTGCATCGCGTTGGCCAGCTTCACCGCCTGCGCCTGCAGCCCGGAGATCTTAGCGGTCAGCGCGGTGGCGTCGGCGTTGATCTGCAGTCCCGACAGTGCCTGCCGCAGCCCCGCTACCTTCGCTGCCGCTGCCGCGACGGCCGCGTCCAGCTTGGCCGGGTCCGCACTGAGCGGCACGTTAACGTCAATACCGGTCATCGCCGTTTTAACCAGGGTCAGTAGCTTCGTCCGGAAGGCGTTATCCTGCGGCGCAATGTTAATCCAGGCGTCGCCGAGCGTAATCGGAATTAGTTTTCACCTCCCCTCGCCACTCCTAGTCTTCGAACATATTCTCTTATTCCAGCAGGTCCAGCGCTATAGAGTCGAACGCAGTACTCATAAAAGGGTATGACCTTTTCATCTGCGATGCCGGGTATTCGAGAAAAATGGTCGGCAACTCCACCGCAGCAATCCCGCCGTAAATCAGCCCGTTATACCAGTGCACGTTGGAGTGGATGGACTCCAGCGTGTAGCCCGGCGGAAAAGAGGTACTCCGCTGGCTTCCGCCGAGCCGCGTCTTCCGAATGGGCACGTTCGCCCGCGCGACCGAGGCCGCCTGCTCACTCAGCGTGTCCAGCAGGAGAGCCACCGGGCCGTTCATCCCGTTAAGAAGATCGTAAATGGCTGCTTCGGAAAGATGCACACTGTAGGCGTCAGCCACGGCGTGCCCCGCCCAGGTACGAGCCCTTGACCTCCTCGTCTTGCGCCGCCGCCACCGACTTGGCATCGGGAGCCACCGGCGCGTCCGGGTTTTCGACCACGATGCCGGCCGCCTGCTGATAAGCCCGCAGCGCCGCCTGCGCCTCTTTCACCGGGTCGGGCTGCATGCCGATTTCCTCCTCGAACGCCTGGACCTGGTCCGCGTTCATGCCCTGCATCACCGTCGCCGCCGCCAGGTTGAGCAGCTGCCGGACAGTCAGCGTTTCGATGCCCTGCCCCGTCCGGCGGAGGAATTCCCCGTCGAGACGCGCCGCGTTGCGCGCCGACCAGGCGAGGAGCCAGCGGGCGGCTTCGTAGGGCGCCCGGAGACAACCTCTAGTACCTGGGTAATCACTGACAGCAGCTCGTCGGCGTCTGCCTTAGTGTCCATCGCGTGCCGCTCGAAGTCGGCCCAGTCGCCCTTGTCATAGGATTTGCAGGCCTTTTCGTCGTCGGCCGTGCACGACGCGCACTCGCCGCAACCGGGACTGCCCTCGAAGATGCAGTCTTTGAGCAGCGAGTAAACGGCCGACAGCGCCCGCGGGTCATCAGTGGTCATGTCGGAGGCGGACGCGAACTTCAGCAGCGGCATCAGGCCGATTTTCTCCGCGATGCGGAACTGGCGGCCGAGCAGTTCGACCTTGCCGGCGTCGATCACCGTGCCGTCGGCGACTTTGGCGCCTTCCGCCTTGGCCGCGCGGGCCTGCACCACGGCCAGCTCCCGGTCCGGGGTGGACGGCAGCCGCGGGTGCGGCGGCTCCAGCCTCGGCAGCGGCTCGTCGTCGAAGTCGATCTCGTAGTCCGCTTCCAGGTCAGGCATTACGCCTCCCCCAGCTCGGTGGTGATCCGGCTGATTACCCGGCGTGCCCAGGCCTCGTCCGCTGACGTACCCTCCACCTGGGCAACGACCTGTTCTTCCAGGTCCGGGTCGGTTACCCCCTGATGATGGCGCAACGCATTGATTAGCGTGCCTGCTAGGTTGTACCGCTTGGTCTTGCCGGTCACCAGCGCCATGTAAAGCAGCCGCCGCGTTTCATCAAGGTCGCGGGCCGTATCGCCATCGTGTACCCGGCGCGTATCGTCGCCGTTGACGTGCTTTGCCATCGGAACCGTCCCGTATCAGGTTGATGGATTTTGGTGGTGCCGGGAAAGCACAGTGGGTGGTACTCCGCTTTCCCGGCACGAATGAGGGGATTAGAATCAGGTGCCAGCAATACCCACTGCAGGGTATCTTTGGATGCGACTCGATGCGTTCCAGGTGGATTTCAGGCTGACCGAGGCAGACACACCGCCGGCCAGCGCATAGTCAGGAAGAATGGTCCCGAAGAAATACTGACCCGGGGCTGACCCTTGCGCTGCCAGCGTAGACGGGTACAAGTAGAAGTACCGCGGCAAGCCGTCTGTCGCCGCAACATAGGTCTGCGCGGTAGCAGTGTCGTAAAAGCCGGAGAAGTCACCGGAGGCATCCGGCAGCCCGGCCACCCAGATAAGGTTCTGGTCACCCATCGCCGTGACGTCCACCTTCGCCACGGTGAAGTTGATACTCCAGTCACTCAAAAACGCCATCGGTGATGCTACGTCGGTCGTTAGCCCCGTCCCGTTACCGGTCACCGCAACGTAAGCGATGCCATTTCTTCCATGGATACGGCTCAATTTCGAACACTCCTTCTGTTAACTGAGGAATGCCCGGCTCCACTGAAGGCCACGGGTGACATGCGGTTAACGGATTGACTTCTGACGGATTGACTACATAGGCTACAGGCATGAGCGAGAGCTGTACCGAGCCGGACTGCACGCGCCCGGTCAAAGCGCGCGGACTGTGCGGCACGCATTACGTGTACGCCTACCGACATGGCACCTTGCCACCGAAGGCTCCGGCACCGGAAGGCTGTACGGTGCCGGACTGCGACGAACCGCACGAAGCGCGGGGACTGTGCGCAAGGCATTACCTGCGTTGGTACACGCGAGGTTCGACGGAGCTGACTGAGCCGCAGCGTGCGATGTCCGTCGAAGACCGCTTCTGGGCCAAAGTCGATAAGTCGGCCGGGCCGGAGGGCTGCTGGCTGTGGACGGCTGGGAAAATCGGTCAGGGTTACGGAGCTTTTTACGCGTACGGCCGGAAATTCCTGGCTCACCGGTTCGCCTACCAGCTCACTATCGGACCGCTCTCGGATCTCTTTCAGGTTGACCACGTGCGAGAACGTGGCTGTCGCCACCGGCACTGCGTTAACCCGGCGCACCTGGAAGTAGTCACGCTGGCTGAAAACTTGCGTCGTGCGCCACCGGGGCGCCGGACTGAAAACGGCAAAAACCAACGCGCGCGTTGGGCAGAAAAAGCGGAGTTGCGTTTCTGGGCCAAAGTCGATAAGTCCGCCGGGCTGCGAGGCTGCTGGCTCTGGGAAGCGTTCATTGACGGTAGCGGGAGTGCGAAAGCTTGGTGGCAGGGCAGTACGCACATGGCCCGGGAAGTCGCCTGGCTGCTCGCTAAAGGACCTGTTCCCGATGGCTACATCGCACAGCAGACTTGCGGGCGAGGCGACTGCGTAAATCCTGCGCACCTGAAAGTGGTGTCGCGGCAGCAGGACCTGGCTCGGCGTGCCGCGCTCGCCCGTGCGGCGAAAAGCCGCTGAACTAGGCGTTTCCGCGGTCACCAGCTGCTCCGTTAAGGCTGAAGCTGAGCCGGCTCCGGCGAAGGCCGCGGCATGATACTCACTGTCAGTAAATCACACCTAGCCTGTTAAGTACCTCATCCTGGACGTATGGAGGAGGACTGGCAGCCGATCCCTGGTTACGCCGGGTTTTACGAGGCGTCTGACCGGGGGAACATCTACTCGCTCGGCCGGGCGGCAACTCGCGGCGGGCTACTCACCCCGCAGGTGAACCCGGCTGGCTACCGGTTTGTGCGCCTCTACAAGTATGGCCGGGTGCGGGCACGAACGGTCGGCAGCCTCGTGCTAGAGACATTCACAGGGCAGCCAACAGCCCCCGATGTCCGGGCACGACATGGCATCGGGGGCAAACTAGATGATTCGCTTAGCAACCTCTGGTGGGGCTAGTCGGCGCGGGACGGGAGGGATGGAGACGGGTAGTCGGACCGGGACGGGCAGGGTTAGCGTGGGTCGTCGGGATGGGAAGTAGCGGCAGGGGATGGGATGGCACGTCGGCGTGGGTAGTCGGCTTGGGCTGCGCAGGGTCGGGTAGGGCGGGGCTGGGTAGTCGGCAGGGAGCGGCTAGGCATGGCTTGTCGGCACGAACAGGGCTGGTAAGAGAAGAGGTGGCTAGTCGGCGTGGGTGGGGTTGGCTGGGCGTGGGTCGTCAAAGCGGGCAGGGGCGGCTGGGTACGATGCGGCTCGTCGGCTTGAGCAGGGCCGGTGTGGGATGGGTAGGCATGTCGGCGCGGATGGAGTCGGGATGTAATGGCTCGGGTAGTCGGCAGGGGTGGAGTCGGGACGTAATGGCTCGGGTAGTCGACAGGGGTGGAGTCGGGATGTAATGGCTCGGGTAGTCGGCAGGGGTGGAGTCGGGACGTAATGGCTCGGGTAGTCGACAGGGGTGGAGTCGGGACGTAATGGCTCGGGTAGTCGGCAGGGGGAGGACGGGCATGGCATGGCTCGTCGAGGTACGATGCGGCTCGTCGGCTTGAGCAGGGCCGGTGTGGGATGGGGCAGGCATGTCAGCGAGGGCCGGGGTGACGTGAATTGGCCTGGTGCGTCAGCCTGGGCGGGAGCGGGAGGTGTTGGGACGGATAGTCACCTGGGCAGGGCCGGTATGGGATGGGGTGGCATGTCGGCGCGGGTGGAGACGTAATGGCTCGGGTAGTGGGCCAGCTTGTCGATGCGGAAAGGAGCGGGATGGGGTGGCTCGTCAGGGTGGCTCGGGCGGGCATGACGCGGTTCGGGTCGTCGGGTCGGGCTGGGCAGGTATGAGCTGATGCGTCAGCGTGGCTTGGCGGGGTCAGGTGGGGATTGGTGAGGTCCGTCGGTGGGGCTGGGTGGGGCTGGGCATGGGATGGCTCGTCGGCATGGGGCGGGGCGGGTTGCGTCGGGTGGTCGGCGTGGGACGAACCGGTATGGGATGACTCGTCGGTGTGAGCTGGTCAGGGTGGTCGGCGTAGCTTGAATCGTGACGGGGTGGCTCGTCGGCCTGAGGCGGAAAGGAGGGATACGGTCTGGTGCGTCGGCGGGGGGTGACCGGGGAAGGAAGGGGTAGTCGGTGCGGGGCGGTCTGTCCGGGAACGGCTGGGTTCGTCGGTATGGCCAGAACCGAAGCGGGTAGGCTCGTCGGGATGGGCCGGTGCGATGCGGATGGGCTCGTCGGTACGGTGCGTGTCGCTGGTCAGGCGGACTTCCATCTTACTGCTTAACGTATGCTGGCGTCTAACGGTCTACCTTGAGTGACTAACCCTGGGGATCATGTTCTGCTTTCCACTGCCGGTTACTAGCTATGTAGTAGACCGTTGAAGGAGTAGTATTAAACTCCCGAGCTAGAGCACTAGGCCGTTCCCCAGCCGCGCGCCTGCGCCGGATCTCCCGGGCGATGGCCCACGTCAGCTTAACGTGGTTCGCAGCCTCGCCGGCCCGGCCGTCGCCACCGTGTCGGAATGTACCATCGCGAATCTTGTCCTGCTCGTTTTCCGCCCGCGTCCCGTAACAGAGATCTGCCGCTGCGTTGGCCTGGCGCCCTCTCGGACCGTGCCGGATATCGTGTCCGGGCGGGCGCGGTCCAAGGAAAGCTTCCCCGACAAGCAGATGCACCCGGTAAGGCCGTTCCCTGCCGTCGCGAGACATGGTGACCACTAGATAACCGTAACTGCCTGTTGCCTGAGAGAGAATCTTGCCGCGCAGGTGCTTTTCTATCGGCCCCCAGCGGTTACGGGAGGTTACTGTACGATCAACGCTCCGTACCCGGCCAAGGTTGCTAACCTCGTAGAAACCTTCGAAGTTTTTGACAGGGCGCCAGCGTTCTGTAGGATCAGTCATAGTCGCACTTCTATGCGATCAGGCCCGGTCGCTGCCTCTGAACGGCATGACCGGGTCGTTAAAAGCATACCATTTTGTTTGCGAATGTGTAATCGGAAGGGGGTGGTTCGCCCGTGCGGATCTTGTTGGTTCACCCGGGGCCTTTACGCCCGATTTTTCAGTTCACGATGTTTATAAAGGCTGGGAAGAGGGACTCCGGGAAACTGGAGTAGAAGTTGCCTCGTTTAACTTCAATGATCGGCTTTTACGACTTGTCTTTTACAGTCGTGCCCTGATGGACACCCAGACTAAAGACGAGTATGACCTCCCGATCGTCAAGCAGGCACTGACCCAGGAGGGCGCGTTCACCCTTGCTATGCAAGGGATCTCCCATGCGCTTTATACGTTTTGGCCAAGTGTGGTAGTTTTTGTCAGCGGGTTTTTTGCTACCGCCGGGCTGATGGAAGTCATCCGCAAGCGCGGGCACAAAATCGTCATGCTGAATACGGAATCGCCCTATCAAGAGGATATTCAGCTGCTGCGCGCGCAGTTCGCCGACCTGTGCCTGCTGAATGACCCGGTTAACCTGCCTCTTTACGACCAGCAGGGCACGCCGGCGCTGTACGTCCCGCACTGCTACCGCCCGGCCGTGCACCACCCGCGGACCGGGCCGCCGTCCGCTAAGTTGATCGACTTGACGTTCATCGGCACCGCGTTCAAGTCCCGGATCGACTTCTTCGAGGCGCTGGACCTGAGCGATATCGACGTGCTGATCGCCGGGAACGAGTGGGGTAAGCTCCCCGAGGCATCCCCGCTGGTGCCGTACATCGGCAGCGGGCTGACCGACGCGGACTGCGTAGATAACACCGAAACGGCGGAGCTGTACCGCCAGACGAAGATGGGCATCAACTTCTACCGGCGCGAGGCCGAGGACACGCACGCCGGGGACGTCGCCGTCGCCATGGGGCCGCGTGAGGTGGAGATGGCCGCTTGCCGCCTGCCCTTCCTTAGGGATCAACGGGAAGAAGGCGACCGGGTGCTGTCCATGTTGCCCACGTTCACTTCTCCCGAAGACGCGTCCGAGCAGCTTCGCTGGTGGTTGCAAAACAGTGATAAACGCGAAGAAGCGGGTCGGCTGGCGCAGGCTGCGATTGCTGATAGAACTTTTGCTAACAACGCTAAGCGCTTGCTACGAGCCTTGGAGAGCCTCACCTCGTGATGGATGCTACCGCTCTGTCAGTCGCCCGCGTTAACCTACAGCGCGCGTACGGCTCATTGCAGGCCGCCGCGGCGAAGCTGTGTGAACTGCCCTGGCGGCAGGGGCACCAGGAACCGTGCAACGTCTACGCGGCGCTTAATGAACCAGCGTCCTACAAGTACGACTTTGAGATTGCGGTCTTCAAGACGCCGGCGCTGGCTGCGGAAGCTGTGCGCGCTCATAATCAGGCACTGGAGAACAGGTGCTAGACTTTCTGTAATCAGGTGATCACATTGCGGTACGACAGTTGGTCCCAGAACGGGGTAGCCAGCAAGCTACTGCTGATCTAACCTAACAAAATGAGAAAGTGCATGCCCGGCTGCCAGTGCCGCAGGCACACAGCTCCCGCGCTGCGCCGTGTCCAGACGCCGCCGTGCGAGCCGGGCTGCACCTGCAAGCGGCACCAGGGCGCGCCCTGCCCGGAAGGCTGCCACTGCAAGAAGCACGACCTGCCGCCGTGCGAGCCGGACTGCACCTGCGGAAAGCACAACGCCTGGAAGATGCCGAAATGCCCGCCGAACTGCCGGTGCGCCCGGCACCGGGGTGGCCGCCAGGCGCGCCCTGTCGTTATAGAGAAGCATCGGGTGCAGTTCTTGCACGCCGTTTCTCCTCCCTACGATTGCGCGTACTGCGGTACCCCGACCCGGCTAGAGGGGAACCGCGGTGACCGGGACTACCTGGTGCTCGCCCGCCGCGACGGCGACCGGCGTAACACCGCCGTGGAGAACCTCGTCCCGTACCACCGGCGGTGCCTGACGATCACCCTGCGAGCTAAACGATCCCAAGATAGTCAAGCAGCTGAGCTAGTCCCTCGTTCAGCCGACGACGGGCTAGCCCCAGGACACCCGGGACCAGCCCGTCCTCGTCCAGCTGCTTCTACCGGAGCTTCACCGGTCCGGTAGCCGTGAACGTGACTGTTCCGCCGGTCGGCACCGCGTTACTGGTCATATTGCACTTGCCGCTGGCCAGCTTCGGCACGGTGAAGTCCTCCTTGACCGTGGCGGTGCCGCTGCCGACCGCGCCGGCGTAGGCCTTAGTCCCGCTTGTCATCGTGTACCCAACGCGATCAGTTATGCCGTACTGGCATCCACTGATCAGCGTCGGCTGCTCATTGGCGGGCGTCGCCGCGTGCGTGACGTTGATGTTCCCTTTACTGAGCTTGATGGTCGCCGGGCCGGGGCCGTTGCCGTCCTTTCCGGACCCCGGGACCAGGGCGATCGACCCGGTATCGGCGAACACCCCGGTGGCGTGCAACGTGATGACCGGAACGTAACTGTCACTGGCCGCCTGCGCCTTCGTCAGCTGCTCGGTCCCGCTGAACGTCTCCGTGCCGGACATGCTGGCCGGGCTGGAGCTGCTCGTGCTGTGCGTGCTCGTGCTGCTCGTGCTCGACGAGCAAGCTGCTGCCAGGCTGGTCACCGCCAGCAGGCCCACGGCACTCACCGCGACCTTTGTCCTACCGCGCATTTACTTCCCCCTGTCCTGTTATCACTGGTCTTCGACTGCAGATGTTCCTGCACTCGACGGAGTGTAATACCGACTGATACCATACGCAGGTACCGACGGGTTGTACAACAGCGACGGCTCGTCCGTGCCAAAACTTCAAGCCCTCGCTCGTGCAAATAGTAATTAGAATACTTTTTCGAATTAAATGTTTAAATTACCCGCGAGTAACGGGAATCGGATTGGCAGCCACTTTGTTATACTAAGTGATACCCTAATGGCGTGAAGAGGTTTTCGCCGCCAGCGGGCGTACCATCCAGCGAAAGTAGCAGCAGCAATGAGTGATGACGTCGAAAGAATGTTCAGTGTCCGGGAAATGCCCTGGCACAAGCCGCGGACCGGTGACCGCACGACGGTAACCGCGGACTACCCGGAGTCCTTTGCCGCGGCGCGCGTGCTGGCCGGACTGGACTGGGACCCGATCGCACTGCCGGCCGCCGAGCGGCTGCTGACCGTCGGGGAGGTCCGCGAGCAGATCCTGACACTGGTCCGCGAGTCACCGCTGAAGACAGTCGAGGAGACCGCCCAGGCGCTCAGTGACCTGTACGAGAAGTCACTGCGTACCGACCGGGAGTTCCGGCGCATCGCGCGCAGTGACACCCGGGCGACACTGTCTTACCAGCGGGGCAGTTACAACATCATTCCCAACTCCGCGTTCGGCGAGATCATCGACTCCATCCTGGAAGCCGAGCCGGGCACGGTGCAACTGGAAACCGGCGGCAGCCTGGCCGGGGGCCGCAAGGTGTGGATGCTGGCCCGGATCAACGAGCCGGTGCAGCTGCCCGGCGACGGCTCACTGACCTTCCCGTTCCTCGGGCTCACCAGCTCGCACGACGGCCAGGCCTCCTGCGCCGCCCGGCTGACCACGGTTAGGATCGTTTGCGCGAATACTTATTCGACTGCCGAAGCTGAGGGCGAGCGTACCGGGCTCGTGTACTCGTTCTCGCACCGCAGCGACTGGCATGACCGGATGGGCGAAGCACGCGAGGCGCTGATGTACGCGTGCACCCAGACGCAGGAGTACGTGGCAGCGATGACCGACTTGCTCGGCATCAAGGTCAGCGTCCAGCAGGAAGCACGGTTCGTGGACGCGTTCATCCCGTCCCCGCCGGACGGCCTGGTCTCAGACCGGGTGGCGAAAAACATCGCCGAGGCCCGCGCCGCGGTGCTGGGCTTCCTGGAGGGGCCGACGGTCGAGGGCAGCGGGGTGCGCGGCACCGCCTACGGGATGCTGCAAGCGGCTGGTGAGTACCTAGATCATGTGCGTACGAGCCGCAGCTGGGAAAGCAAGCTGAACCGCTCACTGCTGCGCGCCGAGCCGATGAAGGCGAAGGCCGCGGTGCTGGCACGCGAGGTTGCGCTGGTGAGCTGATAGGGCGTCCGTAAAAGTATAAGATGGTGGTCCGCCTAACCAGCGACACCCACCAAACCTTTGCTGACTATCCGGTCGCCGTGCATAAGCCGGGCACCTGGCCGAGCCCACGCTCCTTCCTCGGTAAGGAGTGGTATGCAGGCCAGGTGCCCTTAACAAGAACTACGTGCGCTCGGCCGGACTGGGAAGGCCAGCCGGGCGCACCCGGAGGGAGGAGGCGGCGCTAGGGGTAGTCAGCCGCCTTCTCCTGGTGCGGGAGCCGGGTTGACCTGGCTTGGCTCCCCGGCTCCCGCACCCACTTTCTTCAATGCACTAGGAAAGACGAAGTATGAGAACTGAAGCGATGTCCGCTGACGTGCTCGAAGCCGTCCGGGCGTCCATGACGGGGTACTCAATCGAACGGGTGGTCAGGTAATGGAGAACCCGGCCAGCTGGGGCGAGGCGGAGCGCGTGGTAAAACGCGCGCTCGCCGACTGGTGGAACCTGAATGACCCGGGTAAGCCAGTTACCTGCGGACTGTCGCTAGAGCGCCGAATCACTGACGCGCTGCGCGAGGCCGGCCTGCTGGGACGGTCATGACCACCGGCGCCGTCACCGGCGTTCCCGAACCGCCGCCGCCGGTCACCGCGACTATCGGCATGCCGCTTGGCTGGAACTCGCTGGAAACGTGTGACCGCTGCGGTCCGGGGATCACCGCGATCTGGCTCGTTTTTACCCGGAAAGGCGACTTGACCTTCTGCGGTAGGCACTACCGCCAGTTCTGCCAAGCGAAAGGAGTGAAGCCGTAAGCGCGATCGAGTACCGCGAGCAAACGCTCGCCTGTGATACGCCAGATTGCACCGCGACCTACGGCCCGTTCGGCGTCCGGCGGTCCTTGTCGGCACTGCGTGAGCGGGCCGCCCGCGATGGCTGGACCTACCTCCCCCAGGACCGCCGCTCGCAGCACCGTAACTGGCGGCTGGATCAGGACTACTGCCCGAAAGACAAACCAGAAACGGCAGCCTTATGACTGAAACTTATCGCCGTCGGCCACCGAGAACAGCCGTCGGCCTGGTTACCCTGACCCGGTACCAGCCGCCGCTAAAGCAGATCACCTACGAAGAGTTGCGCGATGTAGCGCGGCTGGCCGACGACGGCGCCGAAATATCTGAAGTGACATTCAAGCCATCCGGTGAGAGGGTGCTGCTCGCCCGGCACGTTTACCTGGGCGCCGCGGAGTACGTTATCGTCGAGCCGGGAAATTGCCTGGCCTTCTGCCATGAAGAGGAGTTTCTGTTCGAGGTAAGCAGCGCGGACCTGAAAAAGATGTACGAAAAGCAAGGACAATAGTAGCAGTGAAGGTGCCTGGTAGAGGGCGCACGTGCGGCTCCGGTCGGCGGGAAGATCGCCAGGACGGTTAGCTTACACGCTGGGCCAGGTTAATGGCTGCCAGCCGGGAGAAGCACGCGGCTCTGTTATTGGCATCCGCGGGCCGCACGTGCTGCCTCTACCCGGCACCTTCCTGCAAACAACCGCCGAAAGGCAGCAGTGAAACTAGAAGAGCATGACGTCTTTGATCAAGATGAGGACGGCTACGACACCAGCCGGGTGATCGCGCACGTCAAGCCGGCCAGCAGCGCGTCAGTCGTAGAAACCCTCTCCGCGAGTGAGAGTGACCCGGATGGCCGGTCGAACTGGGTGTGGGTACGGCTCGCCAGCGGCGACCTGGTTCTCGGCATCTTCCCGCAGGGCGACACCTATTTCGCTACCAAAGGAGATCACCCGTGACCGGCCAGCAGCTGTACGAGCGCCTCTACGACGCGTACGTCAACGGCACTATCGGCGCGCCAACCATCCCGTGGACGGAACTGTCAGACCTGGAGCGTGCGGAATGGGACCGGATCACCCGAGAGGATGAGCACGCATGAGATTCACCGGTTATAAGGGGCCGTACCAGCACGGCATGCCAACCCGTCAAGTGGCCGACGACGGTTCCGTCTGGCGTGCGGCTACCCCGAAGGAGCTAGCTGAAGCACCCGGTGACCTGGAGATTTACTGGGGTGGGATGGATACTGACCCGGAGCACGTGTCCAGCTACGCGGGCCTGGTGCTGGCTGGCGGTTACCCGCTACTGCCCGGTATCGCCGCGCTGCGCCCGGTCTGGGTGCGCTGCGCGGACGGGGACTGGGAAGCGCTGTGACCGGGAGCACAGTGAACAGCCTGTCCAGTTCCCTCGGCGCAGTCGTTGCGGGCCTAGGTATTGCACAACTACTGCACGGTCACCCCTGGGGGTACCTGCCCCTAGTCGCCGGGCTGCTTGTCTCGGTCCCGTACTTCATCCGGCTGCTATCGCGGCCAGCCGTGCGGCTACTGTGCCCCGGTTGCGGCTCACCGTTCCTGTGGGCGCAGGTAGGGCTGACCCGCAAGCGGAACCGGCTGCCGGTCATCACCGCAATCCACGGCGAGCTGCGGTGCGCAAACTGCAGCCGGGAGATCGGTTACAGCGAATTCCTGGTCCGGAAGGAAGGCACCCCGTGATGACAGCCAGTAACCGGCGCCGCTGGCGTCCCGACGCGACCGATGAGGAGCTGGCCGCCGACATTGAAGCTGCCCGTGCTGAGGATGAGATAGACGGTGTTCTGGCGACCGCGCCGGAGATAACCAGCAAGCAGGCTGCAGTCATCGGACGGCTCTTGTTCGGCACTGGCGCGACAGCATCCCGCCGGACCGGCTCGCCCTGGATCTTCGTTGACTGCGAGGCACGCGGAATTAGCCCGGTCAGCGGTACGCTTACCGAGTTTGGGGCGGTGTACTTCGACACGCGCGACACTTTCCACGGGCAGCTATTTGAATCAGTTCCCGACCCGGTTAACCCGGCCGTACCCCTCATCGGCGCCCGGATCGCCACTGACATGCAGGTAGCCGGGGATTTCGCCGCCTGGCTGCGGGGACACCTCGGCAGCCACCAGCCGGTTTTCATCAGTGACAACCCAGCTTACGACTGGATGTGGATCGCCGGGCTGTTCGACCGGGCGGAGCTAGCTAACCCGTTCGGTCACTCCGGCCGCCGGATCGGCGACTTCTGGGCCGGCCTCAACCAGGACTGGCGGAACACTCAGGGCTGGAAACGGCTCCGTAAAACGGCGCACGATCACAACCCGGTGCACGACGCGCTGGGAAACGCGGAAGCATTCGCGGAGATCCTGCACCGGGTCGAAACCGGGCGATTCCAGCCACGTTCCACGAAAAAAGAAGAGCCATGAGCTTTACTCCCGATAAAATCCGCAGAATAATTATTAACCCGTTCAATACCGTCAACATCGACCCTGGACTAACCGAAGAGCACGCACCCCTTGTCGAACGAGAGAAATATATACAAGCAAATGCCCTGTTCATCAGGGATGAAGGACCTGAAGCCTGGCTCCGTCTCTTGCTTGACGTACTTAGTGGTGCTGCCGTAACCGCCGACGAAGTGTACGCCGAGGAAGGAGAGCCGTGACCGCGATCGAGCACCGCGAGTACACGCTGTCTTGTGATAGCCCGGTGCATCACCAGCACCTGACTGCCGCGTTCTACGGGGCACCGCTCATCCACGAGCCGTCCCGGGCGAAACTGCGCAAGCGGGCTGCGAAGCTCGGCTGGACGCACGTCCGGAGCGACGCCAGCCGTAAGGATGACAAAGACTTCTGCCCTCAGCACCAACCGGTTACCCCACCGGAGGTAGTCGCAGGCGCACTTGTGCCCGCGATGGATCAACAGGAAGATAATGATGGATAAGAAGATCCCGGCTGCCGGGCTCCTTGCTGCCCTGGCCATCGCGCTGGCCGCGTGCAGCGGTACTACACCCGCGCAGCCGTCGGCCGCCAGCTCAGCAGCAACAAGTAAAACGCACACGCTGGCGGATCAGAAGCAGCTCAGGGCAGTGCGGGTGAGTCAGGAGAGCCAGGCAGGCTAGCAAACGAGAAAGCCCCCGGGGATGATCTTCCCGGGGGCCTCTCGCAGCGCAGCAGCAATCAACCAGCATCTTTGAGCCTACCCCGCTACGCCAGGTCTAACGCCGGGCAGGCCAACTAATCAGCGGAGAGTTATACAATGAGAGACTGGGAGCCAACCAGGCATGGCGGGCTCCGCCGAACGCGGGTAGCTCAGGCGCAGAGCGCTGGTCAGATGAACCAGAGGTCGGTACTTCGAATGTGCCCCCGCGTACTAAAAGTTAGCTGGGCGGAGCAGCTCGGCCTGCCAGACTGCCCGTACGTAATCCGGTGGCGGCTGGAAGTACGCGGTCTCGGCTCGGTTCGGGTGCACCACTGGCTGTCTAATGATGACGACCGCGCAGTCCACGATCACCCGTGGTGGTTCCTCACCCTGGTGGTAAAAGGCGGGTATACCGACAGCGGTCCCAGCGGGGAAGATCACTTGAAGGCTCCTGTCGTCCGATTCCGTCCCGCGTGGCACAAGCACACGGTGTACCCCGACGCCGGTGGCTGCTGGACGATCCTGCTCACCGGACGGCCTCTGCGCACGTGGGGTTTCTGGCCCGAGGGTAAGTTCATTAAAAACAACAAGTGGTTCCTAACGTACGGGCACCACCCATGCAGCTAAGGCGACGGGCCTTACGGGAACGATAAGCAAACATGATCGTTGTAAAGTCTCTCCAAGTATAGTAGGATGGCCCCCATGGAACCGTAGGTACGTCTTTACGCCGCAACGCACGCCGACCTGCCGGTGGCAACCCAGGCAGTGCAGGCAGCCCACGCAGCCGTCGAGCACGCTGCGAGGCACCCGCACACAGCAGGCGGTTACCTCATCCTCCTGACCGCAGACAGCGAAGCAGAGCTGGAGCGGCTAGCCAGCTTCATCGAGCTGCGCACTGAAGTGACCCGGTTTTACGAGCCCGACCTCGGTAACGCGCTCACCGCCATCGCAGCGAGTGGCCCGGTCACCCGCCGGAAGCTCGCTCACCTGCCCTTGCTACTGCGAGGGGAGGTGATGAACGGTGGAAGAAAACATGTCGTGGCTGCAGGCTAAAGTCGCCGCGCAAGCGAGAGCGCTAGATGGGTTGCACAGCCGGATCGTGAACCAGCGATTCCAGCTGCATACGTTGAACGAGCTGGGCCGCGGACTGACCAAAGAAGAGTTCCTCAAGGCCAGGGACGCGATCCGAAACGATCAGGCGCGCAAGCGGATCGGAGATCCCGCGTAAGGAGCTGCCTCCAGGACCCTCTCGGGAGGGGTTGCCGTCTCTAAAACGGTTTGTTGTGGGTTCAAAGCCCACTGGAGGCGCTAACCAGTTACCCCCGTACTTCTTGCGCCCGACCCGCTTCCGATAATCGGCCTGCTTCACCCGGTTCGCCTCCGTGCACGCCGCGCACCGGCAGCCTTTCGCATACGCCCGCGGCCCCACGAGGCCTTTTTCTGTCCAGTGCGGCGGGTACCACTTCAATGTAATAGTACCGATGTACGAGCACCAGATTAGATTGTACCGATGGAGACTTCTAGACGGCACCCGAAATAAGTAATTCCGTTGTAACTAATTTGACCGTAGTTCCCGGCGGTGAGTGGCTCAGCGAAATGCACCACCCCGCCGAGTGTCGGGTCAGCCATGATAGCCGCCGGAATGCTGCTCGTCCCCGCATTAGCGCCGATACCGAGATAGGCATCCAAGGCCCGCTGTACTTTCTCATCCGGCGGTGCGTCCGAGATCGCAATCAGGATACGCAAGTTTATGGCAAACGCGCCGTCCATGGTCTGACCGTAAGTCACCACCGGCTGGCCCGGCAGGATCACCGCGACCGGCGGCGAAATCTGGTCTTTCGCCTCGGGTAGCGTGCGTAGCCCGGTAACGCTGCTAATCTGACTTGCCAAAGCTGAGCGGATCGCGGACAAGCTCGCCATGAAAACCCCATCAGGTAAGGGCTTCCGGCTCCGTGCTGGCTCCTGGCAAGCAGACCGCGGTAAGCTACCCCGAATCTTACGCGGGCTGTCGAGCAAGGTGCTAGGCTGACGGTCCGCTGCCAAACACCAGCCAGCCCTACCAACAGCCTGTGTACCGCAGGAGGGAGTTTACCGTGTCGAGACGTGACTCGGAGACCCCCTGGTTCTCGGTCACCCTGGCTGACTGTGACGTGCAGACGTTCAGGTCCGGCGGCCCCGGCGGTCAGAACCAGAACAAGGTAGAGACAGGCGTGCGGATAATCCACACCGCATCAGGGGCACGCGGTGAGTCCAGGCAGGAACGTTCCCAGCTTCTCAATAAGAAGCTCGCCTTCAGGCGCATGACCGAAACAGCGAAGTTCAAGGTCTGGCTGCAACGGGAGATGCACCGTCGGCGCGGGATACCCTCGCCCGAGGAACGCGTCGTCAAGGACATGATTCCCGACAACCTGAAAGTGGAAATCAAGGCAGGCGGCAAGTGGGTGGTGGCGGACGCGCCCCTGGTGCAATAAGCCGCGCGGCAAGCACTCTAGTCAGGGAACTTCGCCTTCAGCTCGTTGTGCCGGGTGTCGACATGTTCCGCGGTCCAGCCAGTAGTTAGCAGGGAGAATACGCTGGCAAACAGCGGAATCACCGTCAGCATGATGACGACCGCCAGTACATGCGGTAGCCAGCCGTGCGGGAGAACATCTCCGTAACCGACGGTAGTTGCGGTCACGGTAGCAAAGTACAGTCCGTCGTCGATGCCAACATGATCGGCGATGCCGAACGCGATGCCCAGGCCGACGTCCGCGAGCACCGCGACCGCTAGCACCCGCCCGGCCCGCTGATGATGCATGTTCACGATGACGGCTTACCGATGTGCCCGATTTCCAGCAGCGAGATGATTTTGTCCAGCCGGTCGGAATCCGTCAGCTCCTGCTTGGCGTAACCGACATGCATGCTGCACCACGGCGTACCACCGACCCGGTGCTTACCCAGCCGCCAGCACGTCACAAAGTGACAACTGTGCAAATGATAAAGCGCACTCACCGAGCCGAACAAAGTCAAGACTGTCAGCGCCGGGATGATGCCCGACCACATCTGGTATTCCCAGGGCGTTCCTGCCGGGTACGGATGAACTCCTATGGCGGTTGCCACGCCCCAGGTGTGCCAGGTAAGAGCGTAAATCAACGCGATGCCAGCCGCTAGTGAAGCGGTAATCTTTAGCCCGCGTTTCACGTCCGTGTCCTTGATATGATGGCAGTCCGCCTAATCAGCGATTCGCCCCGACGAGCCAACCCCGCCCGCCCCATGCCCCGTCGACTGGCCTTCCCATGTCAGTCCGCCCCATTCCCCGCCGACTGGTCCTCCCATGCCCGCCCGGTCCTGCCCGGTCCGACTGGCCAGCCCCATCCTTCCCCGTCCGCGCCGACTGGCCAGCCCGGGTCCTCCCTGCCCATCCCTCGTCGACGAGCCGTCCCATCACGCCTCAGCCTGCCCCCGCCCAAACCTCGCCGACCACCCTCGCCAGTACCACCCCACCCCGCGCCGACTGACTATCCTTTCCACCTCACAAACCCCACTCGATGGCCCATGCTTCACGGGGCTCGCCCGCCCACGGCAGGTACCGGCCCCAAGTGATCATCCCCCCGGGGCAGGACAAAACGGCGTGCCCCTCATGACCAAGCTGGACGCCGACTACCAGGCCCGCGACAATAAACTGCTCATCAGTCTGGAAAAACGACAGCAACCTGACCCGGCCTTTACTAAAGCTGGCCCAGTGCTCCTGCATCGCTTCCAGCACGTCGCTGATCGTCGCTCCGGTTTCACCGCCGGCTAGCCGGTGCAGCTTCAATATGTCCTTGTTGCTCATGGTAAAGCCGGTAACTGCTTGCAGATGGCAGGCGACAGCCACCGCCGCGCACGTAGGGTCAGTATCGTTGCAGCCGACAGGCCACTGCGCGCCCGGGTGCGCCTGGAGCAGCTCCGGGGCAACGGCAGCGACCTTCTTCTTTGCTACCTTCTTGCCGGCTTTAGCTGCTGCCTGGGACGCGCGCCCGGCCGCCGCCCACTTCAGTGCTGCCTGATGCCGGGCCTTAGAAACCGGTGGTGGCTTACCAGTCTTCTTGATCGCCGCCGCCCGGGTAGCCGCCTGCGCCGCCCGGCCTGCCGCCGCGAACGCGGTCGCTGCCTTCGCCTGAGCGGCGGTCTTCTTCGGCTTCGGCGCGACGGCCATCGCTCAGCCTGCTCGGGTGCGCGGCGGCCGAGGCGTACTCGACCTCACGTTGTCGACTGGAACCAATGAGCCACCGGACAGGGCGGCGGTGGTAAGGACGCGCATGCTATTACCTTGCTACTTCAGTTGGTCCTGCCCCGGGTAGCGCACGCTGCGGACGGTGCGCCACCCGGGAGCTTCAGCTACAGCTCAGACTGCGGGCGGCTGGTCTTCCGCGGTGCCCTCGCTGACCATGAGACTGGTCGCGGCGGAAGAGACCACCGTGAGCACGTCCGTGCCGGTCAGCGGCGGCGTCACCGTGTTGTCCGCGACGGTAACGGTAGCCACGCCGTCGGTTCCCGCCACGCACAGGCACGAGTAGCCGTCGGCAGCCGGGGTGATCACGACGACGGCCGGGTTGTCGACCGTCCAGGCGAGGCTGTCGCCGGTGACCGGCTGCTGCTTGCTGTCCTGCTCGGACACGGTGAGCGTGACCTGCTGGGTATCGGTGAGTTGCACGGTACTTCCCTTCATAACAGTCGGTGTTCCCGGGCTTTCCGGGGACGCCTGCGGGTAAGTGAGCGGATCACAGGAGAGAACCAGGGTAACGGGAGCTTCCAGCCAGCGGTAGAAGGCCTCCGCCATCGCCGTCACGTCCCCCGCCTGCGCGGTCGGCAAGCTCTTGTTTGCCGTCTGCACGGCGACAGCGAGCTGCAGCGCGGTCAGCCGGTCATCGTCAGGCACTGATACCCCCTTTCGCGCTCAGTATCTCACAGGCGTTCAAGCAGCTCAGCGCGGTAGTGCATGCTAGTTATCCTCTCTTTTGGCGGATACCTAGTCGCTCCGCAGTCAGCAACTTTGATTCGAAAAAATAAATCAAAATTATACTCCCACCTTGCGTTTTGTGTAGATATAGGGTCGAAGCTGCTCGACTGTCCACGGGCTCTGTTGTATGCGGGTGACACCGAAATCGGAGGTCCCCAAAATTCCGAAAGGCGCATCCTTCTCTTTGAACCATTGCGCGGCCAGCACCAGGCACGCCTGAGCGACGGGCGGTGGTACCGCGGGCCAGCCCCAGGTCCCGGAAATCTGAATGCGGTCCAGGTGGCTGTACGGCCAAACGAACGGGAACCATTTACCCGCTTGCAGCACCTGCACTCGCCGGTACGGGCGCGCGACCCCGTAAGCGTTGACATTATAAGAATTGTCACCAACGAGCAGCTGGTAATCGGTGCCCTGCACCCAGGCCTGCTCAAAGACGCCGTCGCCGTCGGTGTCCACATTCAGCGCGGTCACGGTAATAACCGGGTCGATATCCAAAGCCCAGATATCATGCGGCCGGAAGGTACGCGTTTCGGTCAGCCGATAGAATGGCTGCGCGCAGTACTCCGCGATCCATGAAGATGCAGCCTGAATCGCCATTTGCGCGGCGTAGTCATCAGTATTATCAGTAATGCCCAGCCGGTCCTTCAACTCTTCCAGCCCGCAATAAAACTGGTTCACCGACTCGGGCAGCACCCGCCAGGTCCCCGGCTGCACATCAGAGACCGCACCGGTGCCGATCCACACGTAAGACCACAGTCCGTCGATCCCGGCAATGACCGGCGAGCACGGCACGCTCAGCGAGTACTTCCCGACCAACGGTTTAGTGATATCCGCGGGGAGGGCGCCGGCGTAGGTGTGCGTAACACTAGTACCGCTCGGGTCGGTCACCACGCAGGAAACCGTCGTCGGATCGGTATTGACGCCGTTCAGCTGAAAATTGTTAGTGAGCAGGGCGATTTCGTTAACGTCATCGTAAAAAATAGTGCTCGTCATACCAAAGCCCATCTAAGGGTATACTGCAGGAGACTCCGTAACCAGGGCGGATACGACTACCCAACCCAACCCATCCCGCCCCGGACCCGCACCGACTGCACACGCCTAACCCGCCCGCACCGACTACCCCAGTCGGCCCGCCCCGCCCCGGTCCATCCCAAACGACGTGCCATCCCGCGCCATCTCCACCCAGCCCGCGCCGACGTCCCGGCCCTCGGCTACCCGAACCCTTCCCTCCCGCGCCGACGACCCCAGTCGACCCGCCTCGCTCCGGCCCATCCCAGGCGACCAGCCATCCCGTCGCGCCAGCCCAGTAATTCATCATGCCGCCATTTGGATAGTTGCTACGCCCAAAGTATTCCAGGTAATAGCAAAAGTGCCCGCCACTGTGGAATAGCCAGTGCCGCCGAACCAGACACCGATAATCTTTGCCTTCGGACTTAGCCCATTGGCATAGATATAGCAGCCATATGCACCAGTAATGGTAGTACTAGCCACGGCGACGTTATTAGTCATGTCCCACATCAGTGTCTTACTTGGACTCTGGGTGACCGTCGGGCCGTAGCTGCCGGTACTCAAGTTAATCCCACCGGACGACCAGTTGGTTCCAGTTACCTCATTAGTCGTTGTCCAGGTGGACGGGTCAGTGGCTGAGATATAATCAGGCGTCTCAGTATTGCTGACCAGCGCGAGGTTATTATTAGTGTCAACCAAGCTAACAGACGTGGCATCCTTAAGCATATCGCGCCAGGTAGCAAAAAACAGTCCGCTTTCCGTCCAACTAACGGGAATCACCTCCGGCCACGTGCGACACGCCCGGCAGCAGCCCCGCGGTCACGCGCCGGGCCATATTCACCGGGGCCATCTCGTCGGCGATCCGCTGAGCGGCAGCGTGCTGCTCCGCGTTGTGGCTTTCCCGGCCGTCCATCGCCGCGGCGTACTCCTCCATCAAAATTTCCAGCCGCCGGGACGCGCCTAGGTGGCCGACGGCAGCGGCCTGCAGCGGCGCCGGGTCGTCTCCCGGCCGGAACTTGTTCAGCTCCCGGAAGAGGATCTCCTGCGACTCCCGGCTCACCGCGGACCCCGCACCACGTCCGGATGCAGGTTCACGTCCTGGCGGCACGACACGCCCGAACCCGGCTGGGAATGTTCCGTAACGACATTGCCCAGTTCGTCCCGCACGGCCTTGAATGGCTGGCCGGATTCGGGGTGTGACCGGCCGGATTTCTCGCGGCTGCGGGTACGGCCACGGGACAGGTAGCCGACCGACTTCAACTTATCCGAGTACTCAGACATCCAGGGCAGCCTTAGTTCAAGGCATGCCCGGCTCCTCCGGTTAGCCCGGCTTCATTGTTGGCCGCAGGCTGCACCTCCAGCATACGCCCGATCTTGCTATACTCCAGAGGACTCCGTAACCAGGGCGGATATACCGGCCTTCCCGCTTCTGACGGCCTGCCATAACGGACCGACAACTCATCCCCAGTCCATCCCTCCCGCGCCGACATGCCAGGCCAGCCCGCTCCGGACCGCGCCGACTACCCGCCCCCACCCGGCCCGTTGCGAACCGACTTACCTTGCCAGCCCCAACCGTCCCGGACCGACAGGCCAGGCCCAGTCCATCCCTCCCGCGCCGACTACCCGCCCCCACCCTGCCCATCTCGGACCGACTACCCCCACCAGACCCTCTGAGCCGAGCCGCACCGACAGCTCATACCCGCCCAGTTCACTCCTGCCCGCTCCTCCTCGACCAGCCATCCCGCCCCGCCCCCGGACCGCACCGACCAGCCATCCCGACCCCCACCGACTGGCCAGTTCAACCCCTCCCGCGCCGGCCCATCCCGTACCGACTACCCGGCCCGCACCGACCAGCCATCCCGAACCTCAGGCCACCGTCCACGTCGCGCTGTTCCCGTCCGGCGGTCCAATGATGCCCGCCGGGTTAGCCCAGCTTCCGCTGCCACCGGCCAGCACGCTTTCCGCTGCGGCGTACCCGGGCGCGGAAACGTCGGTAATCGCCGGGAATACGGCGAGCCGCGCCAGCACGCCGGGAAACACGGTGGTTCCGGTGCTGACCGCCGGGCCGGGAAGTGACCGGGTGGCAGCGAACACCACCGGGGTGATAATGCCGGGCAGCAGCGTACCGGTGCTAACAGCGGGAAAGGCCGGGGTAACCGCCAGCGTGCTAGGCAGCACCGTCCGGCCAGCCACGATCGCCGGTGCCGGGATCGCTGTGCCGCCTTTCCGCACGCCCGGGGTAATGACGACGTTAACAGCGGTCGACGGCAGCACCGCCGGGAACATTGCGAGCCGCGCCAGCACACTGGGAAACACGGTAGTCCCGGTGCTGACCGCCGGGCCGGGAAGTGACCGGGCAGCAGCAAGTACTACCGGGGTGATAATGCCAGGTAGCAGTGTACCGGTACTTACGGCGGGAAAAGCCGGGGTGACCGCCAGCGTATTAGGCGTCATTGTCCGGCCAGCCACGATCGCCGGTGCCGGAAACCCCGTGCTGCCTTTCTGCACGCCCGGGGTGATAACGACACTAGTAGCCGGGCTCCAGGCCACCGACAGCGCCACGTAATCGGCCGACTCAGTTGCGCCGGAATTCCCGGGCTGCGCCGACCGGGCGTAAACCCGCAGCTGCAGCGTGGCCAGCTGGCTGTAGGCCACCCCGGGAAACACCAGGCTGTCCACATTCGCCGCACTGGTGGTCGCTGTGCCGGGCTGCGCGGCGCCAATCCGGGCGCTCGCGCCGTCCCACAACTCGTAGACCGGCGCGGCAATAGCCGAGTCGGAGCCGTACGCGGCGATATTCGCGATGACGGCCAGCACCGCTGAGTTCACCGGGACCTGTGAGAACGGGCCGAACCCGGAGGTGGCCAGCGCCGGGGAGGTTGCATAGAAAATAACCGGCAACCCGCTCCCGGCCCCGGCTGCCCGCCCCGCGGCGATGCCGATTTTTGTGACCGGTGACCCGGCGGCAGCCACCGCGGCGGCCAGCCCGGCCGTTGGCGACTGACTCCCGGTGGTGGTCACCGACGCCGGTCGTGCCGCCCCGGTAGCCGCAGCCTGCCCGGTGGTCACCGTCGCATCAAGCCGGACGGCAGGCAGCAGCGCGGCCCCGGTAGCCGCAGCCTGCCCGGCGGTCACCGTCGCATCAAGCCGGACGGCAGGCGGTTCAGCGGTCCCCGTTGCGGTCGCGAGCCCGGCCGATACCGTCCGGTTCCCGGTGAGGGTCACCGACGCCGGCCACGCCGTCCCGGTTGCCGTCGCGAGCCCCGCCGCGGCACTCGCCTTAGCTACCGGTGGCTGCGCGACCCCGGTAGCCGCGGCCAGCCCGGCCGGGCCGCTGTCGTCAACTTCTACTGACGGCTGCTCAGCGGTCCCGGTGCCCGTTGCCAGCCCGGCGCTCGCGGAGATGCCGCTCACCGGCAGGACTTCCAGCGCGGCCAGGCCCCAGAAGCCGGATGACGATGACGTCCAGCCGGCCGTGACCGCACCGGGTGTCCCGGTCACACTTGTGGTGCGCCCGGTTGCCCCGGCATCCCCGGCGCTGGCATCTGCCCAGGTGTTCACGGTGGTAATGCCGCTCACCGCCGTCAGCGTGAACACGCCGCCGATGTCGCAGGCAACGTAGACCAGGCTGCCGGCGACCGTGGTAGTGATAGACCCGTGGACCGCCGTTGAAATGGATGCGTTGTTGGTCGTCAGGGTAGCCGCCCCGGACTGGCTGCTCGCCTGCCCGGTGATGATCCGGGGGGAGATGATCGCGTCCGCCGCGCCGGTATTCGAGCAGGTGGCCTTAACCGTGATGCTGCCGGGTGCGCTGGCGTACACGTGCGTGAAAACGGCCGAGATGCCGATGCCCTGCGTATCCTGCTTCTGCGGGCCGGCCGTGTATGTCGTACCAGCCGAGTCCTTGCAGGTCAGCGTGGCCGTAACGTTGGTGGCGAACATCCACGACACCATCACCAGCACCAGGGACCCGGCCCCCGGTGAGAACGACGTCGTGGATGTGGCGACGCCGCTGGCCGCTGCCACCTGGTTGGAGGTGACGGCGCTGTCACTCAGCGCCACATTAGCTCACCCCGCTCAGCGACAGAACTTGATCGGATACCGCTGCCGACGACGCCGCCGCGTTGCTGACCGCCGCACTCGTCCCGGCGCTTTCCCCTGTCGTAGCCACTGGCGGCACTGCGTTGCTCACCGTGGCCAGCGCGGTACCCGCAGGGATGACCGACGTGCCAGCGCTCGTGCCCTTGACCACGCTGGCCGCGGAACTGACCGCGGGCGCCAAGGCGGTCGCCCGTGCCGTTGCCGCTCGCGCACTGGCTACCAGGGCCAGCGCGGGTGCCAGCGCGGTCCCGGTCGCGTCCGCCGCACCGGGGACGCGCCCGGTGCCCGCTCCCGGAACGGTCCCGGTAGCAGCAGCGAGCCCGGCGATAACCGTAACCGCGGCGGCCGACTGCCTGGCCGCACCCATGGCGGCAGCCAGCCCAGCGACGGCGCTCGCGTTACCCGTCACCACGACGGCCGGCTGCTGGGCGGTCCCGGTCGCGACGGCAAGCCCGGCGGCAGCGCTTACCGTGGTACCCGGCGGCTGCGCAGTCCCGGTACTAACCGCCAGCCCGGTCACCGTGGTTAGCTGAGCAGCGGGCAGCGAGCTGGTCCCGGTTGCGCTGGCCAGCCCAGCGCCCGGCGAGGCGTTACCGGTCGTGCTAACCGAGGGCGGCTGCGCGATCCCGGTAGCAGCAGCCAGCCCAGCACTTGGCGAAGCATTACCGGTGATGCTGACCGAGGGCGGCTGCGCGGTCCCGGTGGCCGCCGCCAGCCCGGCGGTGGCGCTGGCATCAAGCCGCACCGCCGGTGGCTTTGCCGCACCGGTAGCAGCAGCGAGCCCGGTCGCTGTTGTCACCTGGGCGCTGGGCGCTGACCCGGTTCCGGTCGCGCTGGCTAGTCCGGCACCCGGGGACGCGTTACCGGTGATGCTGACCGAAGGCGGCTGCGCGGTCCCGGTCGCGACGGCAAGCCCGGCCGTAACATTCGCGTTGCCCGTCGTATTGGCCGACGGCTGCTGCGCGGTCCCGGTCGCGACAGCGAGCCCGGCACTAGCACTAGTATCCAGCCGCACCGCCGCCGGCTGCGCGGTCCCGCTGCCCGCCGCCAGCCCGGCTACGGCAGCCACCTGGGCTGTTGGCGCTGACCCGGTTCCGGTACCGGCCGCCAGCCCGGTGGCGAAGACGATGACAGCAGCGGGCGGCTGCCCGGACCCGGTAGCGGTAGCCAGCCCAGCCGCGGCACTCGCGTCGAGTCGCACCGCCGGCTGCTGCGCGGTCCCGGTGCCCGCCGCACGCCCGGTCGCCATGGTCAGCTGAGCCGTTGGCGGTGACCCGGACCCGGTAGCAGCTGCCAGGTCAGCCACCCGCCCGGTAGCGGCCAGCCACCCGGTACCCGTTGCCGCCGCTAGTCCCGCTGCCGCGCTCAGCTGAACGGTGGGCAGTGACCCGGTCCCGGTGCCCGCTGCTAGCCCAGCGGTGACGGTCGCGTTACCGGTCGTGTTAACCGAGGCCGGCTGGGCAACTCCAGTAGCAGCAGCCAGTCCGGCGGCGACAGTCGCGTCAAGCCGAATTGCAGGCGGCTGAGCGACTCCGGTAGCAGCAGCAAGCCCGGTTGCGGTACCGACGGTGACCGGCGACGGCTCGGCCGTCCCGGTAGCAGCAGCAAGCCCAGCGGTAACACTCGCATCCAGCCGGACCGCGGGCGGCTGGGCGGTGCCAGTGGCACTTGCCAGCCCGGCCGCGACATTCGCGTCGACCCGGGCTGCTGGCTGCTTCGCAGCACCACTGGTACTTGCCAGCCCGGCCGTGACACTCGCATCAAGCCGGACCGCGGGCGGCTGGGCGGTGCCAGTGGCACTTGCCATCCCGGTTGCTGTGCCAACGGTAGTGAGCGGTGGACCCGCCATCCCGGTGGCAACGGCGAGTCCGGCCGTGACACTCGCATCAAGCCGGACCGCGGGCGGCTGGGCGGTGCCAGTGGCACTTGCCAGCCCGGCCGTAGTACTGACGTCCCCCCGGACCGCGGGCGGCTCGGCGGTACCGGTAGCACTTGCCAGCCCGGTCGTAGTACTGACGTCCCCCCGGACCGCGGGCGGCTTTGCGAGTCCGGTAGCAGCGGCGAGCGCAGCTGCTGTGCCAACGGCAGCTAGGGAAGCCCCCGCGGTCCCGGTCGCGGCAGCGAGCCCGGCCGTGACAGTCGCATCAAGCCGAATTGCAGGCGGCTGGGCGGTGCCGGTGGCACTTGCCAGTCCGGTTGCCGTGCCCGCCGTAACCGCTGGCGCTTTAGCTGCTCCCGCGGCGGTGGCGAGCCCGGCCGTGACATTCGCATCAAGCTGGACCGCGGGCGGCTGGGCGGTGCCGGTGGCACTTGCCAGCCCGGTTGCCGTACCGATGGCAGCCGCTGGCGCCTTAGCCGCTCCAGTCGCGGCAGCGAGCCCGGCCGTGACATTCGCATCAAGCCGGACCGCGGGCGGTTTCGCAGCGCCAGTAGCAGCAGCAAGCCCGGTTGCCGTACCGATGGCAGCCGCTGGCGCCTTAGCCGCTCCGGTCGCGGCAGCGAGCCCGGCACTGGCGGTCGCGTTAACGGCGCTAGCTACCAGCTGGCCGGGGGTGAATATACCCGGCACGGCACTGCCGGGGATGGCCGACGTGAGCGCCAGGTTGACCTCGACCGCCAGGGTCAGCACCTGCGAGGCGGTGTTGCTGGCCGAGTCGGTGACCGTAGCAGTGAACGTGGTGACCGCGGCTGAGCCGGAGACAGTCCCGCTGATCACCCCGGAGCTGAGCGTCGCCCAGCCGGGCAGTGACCCGGAGGTAACCGCCCAGGTGTACCCGCCAGCACCGCCAGTAGCAGCCAGAGTGGCCGAGTAGGCCTGGCCCTGGGCTGCACCCGGCAGGGACGTGGTAGTGATTACCGGTGCTAGCGCCGCCGTGATGGTGACGAGACCTGCTACCCACGGGCTACCTGAAGCGCTCCCGGGATTGTAAGTGTACGAGTTACCGGACGTGGTGGCGATCTGGTAGTTGACGATGCAGTAGTCGTTATCCCCTGGCTGCAGCGTCCCCAGCCATGAGCCGCCCGGCGCGGTAACGACGACGCCGTACTCGACACCCGCGCCGATGACCAGCTCGGGAGCGTAGTTATTAGTCGGTGACGCGCCCGAAGACAGGCCCGCTGTCGTCCCGGGGGCCGATACATCCACGTCTACAACCGGAGCTGCCCCGAGACCGCTAAATTCCAGCGCTGCCGACCCGACGTTGGTGTCCATGACGCCGGCGGTAAGGGTAGTACTGAATACGGTCGCGCCAGACGGGACATCCGGGAACACCCAGATCGCGAACCAGACGGCTTCGGCGCCCGCAGTCTGCGCGGAGTATGCAAGATAGGCAGCTGGGTAGGCTGACCCGCCGACTGTCGGGGACGACGAGGCGAAAGTAATCGCCGTGTCGTTGTACGAGAAGATAAGGTAAGCAACGGTGTTGCCCAGCCCGGTCGCCGACAGCGTGGTGGCAGTGCTGCCGTTGGAGTCATTAGACTGAACAAAGGCGACAGTCACCGGCTCACCCTGTTACCCGGCGGAACTCACCGTTAACTTCTTCCAGGAGCGGACCGAATGCCGGAAACTCCCCGTTCGCATCCGGTTCCAGTGCCCGGTACGGGTGAAAATGGCGGATGCGCCCGTGCACATGCGGTGACAGGTGCCGACTGGCCAGCCCGGCGGCCAGTTGAACGTCAACGGTACCCCAGTGCACATGCGTGCCCCCGCAGCTTCCGCAAGCTTTCAGGATCTCGGCGGCGAAGTCGAACTCGCGCTGCAGCGCGGCGGTGAACCGGGCGCAGCCCAGCCCCGTGTCGCACCAGCGGGTCCAGGGCGGCGGGAAGATCTCATATTCATAGGTGCACCACGGCTGCGGGCAGGCGGCAAACGACGGCAGCACCTCAGCGGTAACCTCGTTGTCGTGCTCGATAAGCACCAGGTCGTCGCGCCCCGTCCAGCGCTCCCCGATCAGCCGGGCGTAGGACTGGTCGTCATCGGTATCCACCTGCACGTACTCCGCCGCCGGGACATGCGCGCGCAGCGCGGCAGCGCAGTTCGCGTGCACGGTGCCAGCATGACTGACCATAACCCGCATCAGGCCGCCCGGTAGGCAAGCGGCGCCGGCGCGGTCAGCCCGACGATGCTCGTTGCTGAAGCCCACTGAGCGGTAAGCACGAGCGGAGTAGAACTGCCGTTGTTTGCCGTCAACCCCGTTATCGCCGTGCCGTTAGACGCTACCCCGGTACCGCAGCCGGTGGCACTGCCCTGGGAAAACCAGAAGTTCAGGTTGGCAATGGCACTGGTGGTGCTGAGGAACGTAACCGTGCCGTTGACGTCGAATGGGACGCCCTGCGTGACGCTCATGGCGGAACTGAACGCCGAACAGACCCACAGGCCGCTGACACTGCCGCTGGCGCCGCTGGCCATGCCGAGGAGTACGGTACCGGACACACCGCCCCAGCGCAGCCGCCAAGTGAGCAGGGACGCGGTGACACTAGCCCGCATGCTCCCGGTAGCGATCAGTTCGAACGTCGTCCCGGCAACGATCTCCCCGGGCGCCGGCTGGTAGCTGCACACCACTGTCTCAGTCGTCGTATTAGAAACAGTCGCGCCTGCAGTGATAGCCCCGGTCGCCTGCTTCATCGCGGTCAGGTCCCCGGCGGATACTACTTGCACGCACGTCCAGCTGGCCGCATGTGACACTGCTGTGGTGCCTTCCGCGCCACGAGCCACCGTCCACGACTGGCCGCTGCCGGCGCCACCCGGGGCGGTAGTCACCGTCATGACCTCGGTGGGCAGTGCCGGGTCGGCGATGTGGAAAACCGTCGGAGGTTCTGCTGACGCTGACGCCACCGGAAACGCGTTGGTTGCGGTGACAGTGAATGCCGTACTGCCCGTCGTGGTACCGCCGGACGTGACCGTCCCAGTCGGCTGGTTCGCGTAAACCGTGGGCACCAGCTACCTCCCCGGTTTATGTCATCGGCGGGATGGTACCTATTACTTCAGGTGCATGTCACCCGTTTATTTAAATCCTCTAAACGGCAATATTGAAGACAGCAGTCGTCGCGCCTACGGTGGCCCAGTTCACCGTGAACGTACCGGTAGTTACCGTCTGCGATCCACCGAAGTAGTTATAGCACATGCCCTGCTTAGACACAGTGCCACCGGAGATCACGTTGTCATAAACCAGGCAACCGTACGCGGTAAAGGACGCCGTCGACCAGACCAGGGGCGAAGCGTGATAGCAAATTGAGAAGGCCGAGCTGTCTTGAATGAAAGTCACCGCACCCGGGGTAGACAGCGCCTGCCCGCCCGCTGAGTAGTTAGTGCCAGTCGTCTCATTCGCTGTCACCCAGGCCGAGGTAGACGCGTTATATCCGGTCAGGCCTACCAATGCCGTGGCATCCGGGGTGCCGGAGTTCCCGTACAGCGCGACGTATACTTCACTGGTTGCGGTAAGGCTGACAAACGAGGTCGGCGCTGTTCCTGCATTTACCGCGCGACCGATCGGGTTAAGCATCGCCTGCGAAAAAATCCTGCTATTAGGAGTATTAGTCGTCCAGGACATAGCTCAGTCCTCGCTGTCCTTAGATGTGTTTACTGAGCCAGATGCTGCTGCTATCCCGGCCGTTACGGTCACATCCTGGCGTTCCAGCGGTTCCGTAGTGAACCCCACGGCCGTCGCCAGCTGCTCACGTTGCTCCTGCACCTGCACGCGTTCTTGGCACTGCTGACGGTTGCCCATTAGCTCAGCCGCCCCTGCGCGAGCCCAGCGTTGACCATCAGGTCATCGCCCTCATCGCGGGTGGTACGCACGGCCATGTACGGCCTGCCGTCGTCACCGGTGGCCTGAATCTCCTGGCCCAGGTAGTCGGCGCGCTCCTCCGCTGCTACCTTGGCGTACACGTCGGCCCGGACCAGCGGCGCGGTCAGCATGTGCAGCTGCGGGCAGGTGTGGTACCGGGAGGAGCCAGGCGGCAGCGATCCCTTGATGCGCTCTTCTAGCCCGCAATTAGGGCAGTAGTAATCCGTAAACAGCGGGCCGAGCAGCGGGATGTCGCGCACGGAGGGAGCCTCTCCAGCGGGGAGCGGTTACCCGGCTTCCGGCTCTACCTCACACGTGCATGCGGCAGCCACAGACCTCGGCTACTGTTAGTCTACGCCTAGTACCGCTCGGCGGTACCCTGCCTGATCCAGTCAGACCAGGTAACCAGGTAGGACAGGCGGATCGCCTCGTCGATGTCCTGCCATTCGGCGTCAATGTCGTCACTCATCACGTGATTTTCCGCCTTATCACGGACGTAACTTTACGCCACCAGGGCGACCAGAACAGCAGGCAGCTGCCCGTCGGGATGGTACCGGGCCGCTGCGGGCTCACCGCCCGGACCCCGTCCCGTACACGATCCGACTGGTGACAGTCATCGGTCAGCCAGCCAAGCCAGTTCCTCCAGTGCACTGTCTATAGCTTCACGCCAGGTAAGCCGGGTACCGGTGGAGCGTGTCGCTGGTGGCCGGTCATCGAGGACAGCCCATTCCCACCAGCCGTCTTCTTTCCAGATCTGGGCTTTCACCGGAACGCCTCGTTCATGCCGGTCATTTCCTTTTCCGTCATCACTCGCTGGTGGCCGGCGTCGATGTCGTCCCTGTTACTCAAGCCCGCACCGCGACAACTGCTACTACTGTCTTGCACCGGGCGCACGCCACCGTCAGTTCCCCCGCCTCGTACTGAACCTCCATGGCTGCGTCCGGGTGACACTGAGCGTGAAAGAACAGCGGCCCGTGCCTTGTCATGCAGCCGGGGGTCATGCATCCGGTCTAGCTTCTGCCTGGTCAAGCTCATGACCGCCCCGGAAGGCCGAAAACATGACCGATACCGAGGCGGTCAGCAAGTTCATAATTCCTGGCAGCCTCACCGGGTACAACGGCGCTCTCAAGGGGCAGTCCGTCGCGCCGGCAAACAGACTCAAGAATGTCCCGGATAAGGCCGTCCGCCGCTTGCTGCCTTGCCTCAGCCTCGTCATCAACGGTCATCTAATTTCCCCTGTCAGGCCCGGCTGACCGGCGGCCACTGGCTGACCGCGGCGACATCAGACCCGCTGACTACTACGATGCCGTTGGACAGTTGGTCGGCGAGGCTGTTCAGCGAAGACGCCCACTCGCGCAGGCCGGTAACGCCCAACTGACAGGTCAGCGTCGTACTGGCAGTACGGATGGTCAGAATGTCCATTCTCCTGCCGTCAGCGTCATCTCGGTACCCGGTATGCAACTCCGCCGGGCCGGGCGCGAGCAGCCTGTTGCCGATGTCAATCAGCGGGACTTGCGGGGTAGCCATCCGCGTACCTCCCCACGTCAGCAGCCAGCTTCTCGTCCTCGTCATAAAAGATATCCCGGCCGCCCGTCGCGGCGCAGACCAGCTGGCCGAGTCGCAGGGTGGGCAACTGGCGCCAGGCGTGCAGCAAGTGTTTGAGGACCTCCTGCTTCTGCTGGTCCGTTTCGGCTCTTCCGGGAATCATCTGCCTGCCGGGGTCACTGCGTCCGAGGAAGTCATTCCTCTGCTGAATCTGCAATATCATCATGTGCCGTTTCCGCATCCCGGTAGACAGCTAGGTCGCTAACACCGCCAATGAGTACGATCTTGACTCTCGGCAGCTGCTCCTCAATGTTTTTCCGGGCGATGTTACCTGCTTCCTCCGTCGGGAAACGCTCGCCGCGCCCGATAATCAGCGTGTCACCCGGGCGAACAGTAACAGTCATGAGAACTGTGCACTCTCCTTAATTCTTTTGCAGGACCCAGCGGCGGACTTCACCGTCATCGAGGAGGAGGTTCCACGTCGCGGGCGGCGGCGCGAGCAGGTTAACGCCGATGACGACCGCACCAGGCTTCATGTCTGCCCATACCTGCTGCTCCAGCTCAGCTTGCCGCTGCTGACTGAAAAACGGCCGGTTGAAGAAAATCAGGTCGTAGTCGCAGTAGCCATCCCAGCCGAGCGCGTCCGCCTCGGTAACGATCAGCCCGCGCTGGCGCGCTTCTTTCACGTACTCGGGAACGCGCTCGATACCGCGAACATCCAGCCCGAAGATTTCCTCGGCGAGCATCATCTTGCTGCCGACGCCCGCTCCGATGTCGAGGAATTTATCACCTGTTGTCTCTGGTAGCGCTTCAGCGACCAGTGCGATGAAGTCGGGCCAGGAAAACGGCATCCAGGGCAGGTAAAGTTCTGGTTCGTCGCGCCCGGCCCCCGTCCGGCCCAGCCATTCCCTGTCGAGACTGATCGTTGTGCTGATCATGTCGCGAATCTGCTGCGTGCGCTTGCTCACTGACCCTCCAGGAGGCCTGACTCATTAGCATGATGCACTATAGGGAGAACTCTCACCGAGCCGGTAGAACGCCGCCAGTGAATTCGGCGTAAGCACTTCGCGGACACTGTCCGTACTGATACCAACCACCCACCCGTCACCCAGGGTGAACCACTCGCCAGTCGCATTGCGAACCTGAACGCACCCTGGCGCGATAGCGTTCACATTCTCCATGCCAATCAGGGCTTCCAGATCAGAAATGGATGCCTCCGGCCAGGACAGCGCGCTGATCTCATGCGGGATGCTCACATAGCGGCGCGGGATCATCCCTCATCGCCCGGCATATCACCATCGTCAGCTTCATCCCAGAGCGGCAACTGCTCCGAGTCGGGTTCGGGGTAGTCCTCCGGCGGCAGCTCGGGCAGCGGCTCACCGGGCTTAGCTTGCGCCCAGTCCACCCGGTTCCCGCCCCGGGTCTCCTGCTCCGGGATGCGCCTGATCTCGTACGGTCCCACGGTTCCTCCCTGCCTGGTAATGCAGAACGAGTAGTGCGTGCCCGCCAGCGGTGAGCCGCAGCTGATGCAGGCCATATGCTACTGCCCGCGGCGCCCCGTGGTAACCGGGCGTTCCTCGTCGTCGTCGTGGCAGGCGCAGCCCGCTAGCTCGGCGATGTTGGCTCCGGACAGGCTCAGCGGCTCACCAGGATGCTCCGCGTGCCAGCTGTTAATCAGGAGGAACAGCGGCTCACTGACCTCCCCGATCACGTAAGCGTCATCCATGACTGTCCTCGCTTATCCGGGTGCTTCACAGGCGGTGCACCGGTGCGCGTGCGCCTTCCCGCTGGTGTCACCGCACAGGTGCGGATTACTGTGCCCCCGACCGCTACGCTGAGCGCACAGGCTCCAGGTGTAACCGCAGATCCCACCAGACACCAGTGCCCTTCCTGTTGCCGCCGGTTAACCCGGCCCGCCCCGCCCGGCGGTCGGGGGCTCTGGGGTCCGTTACCGCCGGGGCGCACACTAGAGCGGGGGTGCGTACTCACCGGGGCGGACAGGTTCACTGATACTACCGCATCAGACCCGGAAGGGCTAGTCCCGCCTGGTAAACAAACATTCGTACGCCTGTTCCCAGCGCCCGTAGTTGCCTTCGACAGTCCAGCTCCGGGCGTCTTCCCGGGCCTGATCGCCCATTTTAGCGCGCAAGGTATCATCACCGGCCAGGATCGACAAAAATTTCAGCCATTCATGCGGGGCCTTAACCAGGAAGCCATTCTCACCGTGCCGGACAAATTCGCGGTATACCGCGCAATCGGTGGCGATGCACGGAATACCCCTGGCCCCGTACTCGATCGCCTTAATCGCCGATTTCGAGTCGTCGAAGGCTTTCCCGGCCAGCGGGGCCAGCCCAATATCGAAATCAAGCGTCGCGTAGTAACCAGCCGGGTCATCGTAAACCGGCACCCACGGGCTGAACAGTGCCCGGTCGCCGGCCCGGAACGTCGGCCGGAAGTCAGTGCCGCCCAGCCGCAGGTCCCAGCCGGGGAAGCGCTTCAGGAACCGGCGTACCGCGGCGGCCACCACCCCGACGTCCGCCCCGTGACTAGCCCCGCCCTGGTAGCCGATCGCCGGGCGGGCACGCGGCTCGCGGGCCATGTCCAGCACGAAAGCCGGAATGCAATTAGGCAGCACCGTGACGTTCGCCGCGCCGGTATGCTCGCGCATCACCGCGGCCAGGTGCTCGGTAGTCACCGTAACCAGGTCAGAAACCTGCGCCATGTGCGTCACCGCGTCCTGGGTTTCCGGCTGACTATAGAGCTTGTAGGCCGCCCAGTTCTCCAGGTTCACGGTGAAGCAGTCGTCGTCGGTATCGTAAACCAGCCGGGAGAACGGCCCGCGGGCGCGGCGCCATGCCTCCATCCCGCGGTGCACGTTAAGCCGCTGCCCGAGCAGGACGTCGTAGCCGGCCATGTCGCGCGCGGTAACCGTAGCGCCGACGTCATCGTTAACCGACCGGAGGGTTACCTCATGGCCGTGCTTTTCAAGTTGCCGCAGTGGAAGCTCTACCCGGTAATACATGCAACCCGAACCACCGTCGTGGAGTGCGAGAATCCGCAAGGCTGCCAAGAGGGTACCCGTCTATACGGGCTCTCCGGCTCCGTGGGTTAACGGCCGCGGTGAGCTGGAGTTTTATAATAGCAACGCTGGCTAGCTCATCCGTAAGCGAGCGGCCGACCTGCCCCGTCTACCTCGCCGCTGTTTTCTTCCCGGGCGAGCGGCGGGATGTACGGCGCCGGCTCGTAGTCGACCAGGCCCGAGCCCCACGCGATCGGCTGGGTGTCCTGGCGCAGTTCCTCGGTCAGGTCCTTCATGGCTGCCTCATCATCCGCTCACCTTTTGATGCTCCGCCCGCGCCTTAGCGATGTGCTTAGCCGCTGACTCCACTGTACTCTGCGCCTTGTCCCGGGGCAGGCCGGTCTTGACCGCGGCGGTGACCAGCGGAGCAGTATCCAGGTCATCAGCGTATCCCCGGCACGCGGCCCAGAACAGTCCCTTGTCCCGCTCGCCCGGCTGCAGGCTCTCCACGAACTTCACCAGGCCGACCACCCTCGGGTCGATCATCATGCCGCCTTAGCGGAAAGAAGGGCGCGTATTCTGGTATTGATTACCAGCACGCCCAGCAGGATGTACAGCAGATTCGGCACGATCTCGCTCCTTTTCTACCAGTACCCGTTAGGTCCCCAGAGCCGGAAGACCAGGTGGCCGGCCAGGAAGGCCAGGCCGATGAAGCCGAGGGCTAGCAAGTGCGGCACCGAGATGGACTTGTCCGTCCAGCCGAGGACAGCAGTGATAATAAAGACGACTCCAGCGATGACCGCGAGCATAACGACTCTCTCCGCTTAGTGACCAGGACCGTAATAAATCGACGGCCACACGTCAACAGTAACCTCTTCCACCTTGACGTGCGGGATTCCCACGTGCAGCCAGCGGTTAACCATTTCCCAGTCTTCCAGGGCTGACGGCGGTCCCCACGTGCCGTGCTCCAGGATCTCACGGCGGTGAACGATTACCGGGGTACCGATATTGCCCGCGGACGGCGGCCCGTGGCCGATCTCCGTCACTGTTCCGTCCGGCGGCCGGTGCGAAGCCATAACGGAGCAGGCCCAGCCCGCTTCCGGGTGCGCCGCCAGCGCGGCAGCCAGCAACTCGACGTGCTGCGGGCGCAGCGCGTCATCGTCATCGACGTAACCGATCAGCTCCCCGGCTGCCAGCTCAATTCCGTGCGACCGGGCCAGGTGCCCCCAGTGCGGCGCCGGGTCGTGCTCAGCTAGCTGAAGGAACCACCGGCTGCGCTGGCCCGCCCGCTGCAGCGGGAACATCTTTTCTGCCAGCTCCGGATCAGGGCCATCCGAAATAATCAGGTGCTCGACGTTCGGGTATACTTGCGCATCAACGCTAGGGATGCACCTGTTCAGAAGAAGCGAATTTCTCTTCCACGTAGGTGTTATGATACTACACAACGGCAACATTACATCTCCGCCTAGCCCCATCGTACCGATTATGATGTTTTCGGCACATAGGCTCAAAGTCCCAGACGCTGTCGTAGTTTCCCGTCATATTAGCCCAATCCATGATACCTTTGCAATTATCAGTTAGATCTTCCCAAATACAGGACCCAAACTTGGCTTTACCACGCGCTGTCTCGACTCGACGGTGTTTCGGAAGGTAACCCGCATCCATGCCTTTCCATTGGTGATCCCCCGGACCAGAAGGCGTAACCAGAAAGATTAGCGGATCTCCATGCGCCCTCCATCGCTGATAGTGCATATTACACAAACCGCGTGCTAGGTGCTGTTCCTTGCATTCAAATACTGTACAATAACCATCAACCGGTGCCTTACGGCGCTTTCTCGCAACCAACGGATCGCCAGACCTTCTCCAGCGCGCGTAATGCATCTCACACCAGCCATGAGCATAATGCAAAATATTACAGTCGTCAATCGTGCACAATCCGTCAAGCGGACTCGGTACCGGAGACGGTTTACCTCCTAGTGGGTCACCGTACCGCAACCAGCGCCTATAATGCTTCGAGCACAGGTTACGGCATCGCACCGGCTTGTTGCACCCTTCAACTATGCACACTTAATAGCACCCGTTCAAGAGCAGATGATGCTCACCAGCGGCGAACTCATGCCGACTAGCCTCCCCTGCTCCGCTCGAACCAGCTGAAATCCTGCGCATCCAGTAGCTCTTCCGGCTTACCGAGGCCGATCAGCTCTGCCTGGCAGAAAACACAGGCCCACACCGCGACGCGCACGCTTGCGCTGCCGTCTTTCACCCGCGCCTCAGCCACCAGGAAAGAATCCGGGTCTCCCTGGTGCGCCATGAACTCACCATTCCCGTACTTCTCGCCGGCCACCGGGCAGCCCCCCGCGGGACGGTAATCAGTCCCGCCGCCGGTCATCAGTACCCGGTTATCCGGCACAGTCATTCCCCTTTTACGAGTACTCCGGGAAACCGGGCAACATATCATAAACCTTTGGGTTACCCTGGGCTACCCAGTCTTCGGCAGCATACCGGGTTTCATTGCCCGGTGGTGGCAGCTGGCGCAGGTACGCCGCCGTCGCCCACCAGAAATTACCGGCGAAGATCATCGGCCGGCTAGGGTGACCCTGTTCTGGCGCCTTAATCCAGTGGCAGCCCACCATGTCATGGTCAGCAAGCAGCACCGTGCAGCGCCGCCACTCCCCGACCAGTTCCCGGGTGATCGACCAGCGCCAGTAAGCGTTAAACTCCGAGTCTACGAAAGCACCTTTCGTGTGCGCGTAAAAAACGGCGTAGTCACCCGGAGCCTGGTGCACGTCATCGTAGACTTGCTGGAGGGTTAGCTGCTCCCAGCCGTGATCCGCCTCCACCCAGTGCACCGGAACCGGGAGCGCCTGGCTGCGCGCACGCAAGGTAATCATCTCCCGGACCTTCTCCCGGTCTCCGGGTGCCCCGACTATACCAACCGTCATATCTGTCGCTAGCGCGTACCGGCCTAGGGACCGAAAGTGCTCACGCACCGGCGCAGGCCAGGCACCGTCCGCGTAGATGTGATAGTAATGCCGGACCGGCAGGTCCTGACTACCGGGCACCGATGCGCTCCTGCAACGCCCGCCGGATACCGTCTTCCAGGAGAACCCGGGGCTGGTAGAACTCCGTAAGTGCCGTCGAGTCGGCCACCCGGTAGCTGACTCCGGTCGGTGCGTCCCGGCGCGGCAGGATAAACGGACTGTACCCGGCAGCCGCGCAGAACATCCGGGCCAGCGCACTCATCGACACCGCGCGCCCGGTGCCGAGGTTCACCGGCCCGTCACGGTCTTCGTGAACCATGAGTAGGGTAGCGGCAACGATGTCGTCAATATGAATGAAGTCGCGCACCTGCTGGCCGCTGCCCCAGATCTCGAACGGGTCCTCGCGGGCCTTAGCGCGCTCAGTGAACGCGCGAAACGGGTAGCTTTTATCTTGGTCGCTGCCGTAGCCAGAAAACGGCCGGACGACTGTAACGCTCAACCCCGCGGCGCGCGCGCGCACGGCCAGGTGCTCACCGGTGAGTTTTGCCCAGCCGTACAACTGATCGGGAATGCCGACGGTATCCCCGGCCAGCATCGGGTCAACGTCGCTCTCGACGAGCTTACGGTGGTCACGCAGCTGCTGCCGGTGTACCGGGTAAACCGCTGAAGAAGAAAGGTAGACGATACGGCCCGGCTTAACGCGCGCTGCCCACTGGAAAAACCCTGCGTCCAGCTCCAGGTTGGCAGCCAGCGCAAGCGGCGCACCATCAATGACCTCCCGGCCGCCGACGACAGCTGCGCAGTTAACGACGAGGTCGTAGCCGCGTGAATCATTGCTCAGGAAGAACCGGCGCGCGTCACCACCGAGCGGGCTACCTAGATCGATACCGTCTACTTTCCACCCGCGGACTTCTAGCTCGGCCTTGTAGTGGCGCCCGGCGAACCCTAGGTGGCCGGTAACTAGTGCCGTTTTCACCGTCGCCCCAATTCCGCTAGCCGCCGGGTGAACGACGGGTACCAGTCGATCTCGTCCCAGCCCGGCTGGCGCATTATATCGTAATGATGCCCGTTAAACAAGTCGTCCACGGGGGTACCCCATTTCTGCGTCCACCGGGCGAAGCACTCAGCGTCAGCGAACGGAGCGTTAAAGCTCGCCCGCGTCGCGCCCACCTCGCCGTCTTTCGGCACTCCGTGCCAGTAGTCAGCCAGCCCAACGTCGTTATGCCGCAGCTGCCAGACATGCTCGTCGTGCACCGACAGCTGGTCCGGGCAGACCTGCAAAGCGCGGAGCAGGTAGTCATTCTCCGGCCCGCCGATGGCGCGGAACCGCTCGTCGAACCAGCCGACGACATTAAATCCCGCCAGCGACTGCAGCTGGATCGTGTCCCCGACCGGTGCAACGTACATCCAGTGATCACCGGTGACCAGCTCAGGCCAGCCAGGCGTTACAGCTACATCATCCTGCGACATTAGGCACCATTGGCGTGTTTCAAAGGTATGCCGCATGCACTGGTTCCAGCACCAGGCAATGCTCCCCGTTTCCCAGGGCGACCGGAAAATATTACGCCAGACTTTCACCTGCGGGAAGGCGGTCTCAACCAGCTCGTAACTGACGTCCGGGTCATTAGCGATAATGTTGACCGCCTCAAACGGAAACGATCCGAGCCAGTCGCTGACCGTGCGGTGCAATGCCTCCAGCCGCCGAAAGCTGACAATCCACAAAGATACGTCACCGGGTTTCAAGCTAGTTCCTCTAGGAGTGCGATAGCGCGGACCACCAGTATCTCGTCGAGCGGCGCGGCATGCAACGGGGCGCAGTTCAGCAGCGACAAAGCCGCGATCAGCATCACGTCATGCGGAATCGTCCCGCCCAACCAGTCTGCCAGCCTGGCCAGGTGCTGCTTTCCGGCTTCCCAGGGGCGGAAGTCACCGCGCTGGGCGTTTTCCCAGTGCACGATCAGCCCCGCGGCTAGCTTGCCAAGGTCGTAGCGCAGGTCACCCCAAGTGGTATTGCCGCCGAAGTCTTCGCGCCAGTCGATGCCGCGGAATCCACCGTCCGGCATCACGATCACGTTGCCGAGATTGAAGTCGCCGTGAAAAGTAACCGGTACGCAGCCTCGTACTAGCTTGTCCCAGTCAACATGGCTGGCCGCATCCCAGGCAGCCGGCTGGAGCCCCGGTCGGAGCTGCCCGGTGCGAGCGGTGGTCTTGACCCGGTAGAACAGGTCACACGTACGCGTGAGGTCGTCTGCGAACGACACGGGACGCCACAGGTTCGCCTGCGCCCAGTCCAGCAGCCGCGGCACCAGCTCCGGATCGCTCTCAGCGGCAGTGTAACCGGTCACCCCCGATACGTACTCGTAAGCAAACAGGCCCGGACGCGTGCCTGTCAGCACTGGGACCGCGGCAGCGATCGTCGCCTGCCGCTGCACGCGCCGTGTGACTGACCCCTGGTCTGCCCGGAATTTGACGACGCGGCCCTGCTCGGGCAGCACGTAGGTCACCTCATCGGGCTTGGACCAGTCGTAGCCAGACCAGGCAGCGACCGCGCGCTGGTAGGCGGCCTCGTCTCCGGTGTCCGTCCAGGTGATACGCCGTACAGCCAGGGCGCCGTTCATGGTCAGCGCGGCCAGGCCCGCCACGTCTCGCTTCTCGCCGCCTGACAGGCCCGAGTTCTCGATGCCTGCCCAGAAGACGCCTAGGTCGCCCCGCAGGATCATAGACAGTCCGGTGTACGCGTCGCCTGCCCCGGCGTAATCCGGGATCTTGTCGAGAATCCCCCAGGCCCGGTCGCCGTCAAAAACGCCGATCCGGCACCAGCGCGCCAAAGGGGTACCCGCCGGGACGGGCGCGACGGCAGACCAGGACGCATCCGCCTTCCACAGCGACTCATCTGCCCGCCATAGCGTGTCGCATGCGGTGAAAACCAGGTCGTCGCCATTGATCGCATCCCGCGCGGCCAGCAGCGACGCTCCCGGCCCGTTCTCCGGCTGGTCCCAGTCCGGTACGTTCACGAACGTCACCGGCAGGTCCGGATGGGCAAGCTCCAGGTAGCCGCGGACCTGCTGCGCCCGGCTGCCGGTGCACACGATGACCCGGGCGCCCGGCGGCGCGAGGCCGATTTGGCGCGAGATAACCGCTTGGCTACCCAATGGCACTAGCGCCTTGTGCAGCGTATCGCCCGGCCGGCCCATCCGGGTGCCGGGGCCGGCGGCGAGGATGACGAAGGCGGTCACTTGAGCGCCGTGAACATGCGCCGGTCAGCGAAAGGCCCGGCACCTCCCGGAACATGATCCTTGAGAGAGCCGTCACGCCAGTCGGGTATTTCAGTCACCGTGGCAAACCCGGCGTCTTCTCGGAGGCTGTCCATGAGGTCGTCCCTACGCAGCCAGAACGACAGCGAATTGCCGTAACTGTCCCAGCGGGTAACACTCTCGCGGTACCAGTGCCCCTGACGTCCCTCGTTTTCATAAGCGCCATAATCACACCCGCTGCCCGGATGGTGCGCCGTTTCCGGGTGACCCGTGCCCGGCTGCGAGACGTTAGTATTCAAGACGAGCATGCGCCGGGTCACCTGGCCAAGCAGTTTCAGAAAAGCTACTGGCTTGTCGAGATGGTAGAGCAGCCCGGAACAGAACACTACGTCGAACTGCCTGCCCTCTAGTAGCTCGCGGGCGTCACCCTGGACGAAGCGAAGGTTCGGCAGTCCCAGGGCCTCCTGAAGCCATACCGCATTGTCGTGATTTTCCTGCCTTGCCTCAAAACCAGTTACGTCGTACCCGGCACGGGCGAACGCAGCGGCATAACCACCCTCTAGAGAGCCGAGATCAGCAACGGTAACTCCCTCGCGGGCATCCCCGAACACCTGATCCAGCGCGCGCAGTGCAGCACGACAGGCATACGAATCAGATACTAGAGGCAGACCCGGGGCGGTTAGCCTGCCGTTCGGCAGCACAACATTATGCGAGCTGAACAATGGCAGGTCAGGCAATGGCATGGTGGCTACCCTCCTCGTTCAGCACTACGCGCGACCGTAGTCATCAGTAAAACGGACCGTATCTGTATTGTCGTCGTAGGACGACACTTCCAGGTAGGCGAGCGGCCCGGTGACCCGGTGAGCGGTCCCTGGCGGCACTCGTACCCCGCACCCGAGACCTTGATGACTGATACCGCCAGCTTCCACCTGGCCAGCTCCGTCAAGGATGAACAGCAGTTCGTCTTTGCGGTCATGCCGCTGCAGCGAAGTCCGCTGACCTTCAAGAACAACCAGGTACTTAACGGTAAGGTTACCGCCTGGCGCGTCAAGGCAGCGCATGAACCCCCACGGGCGCACGTCGGTCCGCGTGTGGGCTAGCAGCTCATCGAGCAAGTCAGCCACGCCGGATGGCATCCCTGATCACCTCCCGCACGTAGCTGTCGTCGTACCGGGCAAGGACGTGACGGACCTCTCGTGTATGAAGATGGTAACGGAGGGCTGCGCGAGCACGCTCCAACCAAGTCCCTTCATCCTTACTGAACCAGCGCTGCCACGACCCCGTCCCGTAGGCGAATTTCAGCAGGTACTGCCCGTCAGCGTGAAACAGTACGTGGAGCCAGGCGTCAATCTCCACGTTACCGAATTCCGGCGCCACATTATAAAGGCTATTCAAACCATAAGAACGCCGCTGACCCAGCCAGTCGAAATTATGCGCTTTGGCGGCTACCTGCCGAACGGCATACGCTGCCACAACCTCTTCCGCCCGGTCTTGACTGATTAGCCGGCCATGCTGCCGGTCAGCCCAGATATGACCGCCGAAGTCAGCGACTGCTGCCGACGGCTGGCACACGGTCAGCGCGGTTTCCAGCAGCATGTCCAGCCGTGACTGCGTGTCACGCTCACCGCCGACCTCAATGACAGCTTTATCCCGGTACCGTCGGCAGAGCCGGATCAGTTCGGCAGGCTGATCATCATAGGGCAAGTAACAGACGTCCAGGTGCAGCACGTCGAGCCCGGCACCTGCATCAGCGTCGAGTGCGGCTGTCCAGTTGTCACCCGGGTCACCGTTCTGGTACGGACCACCGTGGTCACGTACAACCCGGGTGGTGCCGCCGCTCAGCCGGTGCACTGCCTCGACGAGGGTCTCACTGGTGTAGCCGGTGTAGCCGGGCACTGTCTCGCCAACTTGCCGCCGGGACGCAACCACCTGGTGCACGCGCAGCCGGGCAGCCTCCTCGACGACGCGCTGCGACGCTGCGCCCGCGCACAGTATCACCGGGTAACCTGCGCGTACAACTGGTCGGCATCCTGCCCGGTCCAGTGCACGAACCGCCATCCCGTCGGCATCGTCACGTGCTGCTGGTCATCGACGTACACGCCGCCGGAAAAATCTCGCAGCCAGGCCGTTTTTGCTACCAAACTAGAAACAGACCGGGCAGCCGTAAACGGCCACGACCGCGCACCATACTCCGCCAGTACCCGGACTGCTCCCTCCGGCGCCATGGTTAGCAATGCTACCGCGTGCCTTTCTTTATGCAGCATCTCAGCCGTTCGCCAAGGCGGGAGCGGCCGAAACCACCCTTCGGTAAGCCGCTGCAAGTACACGGCGTTCTTCCGCGCATGAACCATCTCCCGGTTTTCATCGATCCAGTCATGATGACCAAGCGAGAGAAAATTACCCGGAGGCTCGACACCTGCTTCACGGTAGGACGCCCGAATCATCTTCTCGGAGTCAATCAGGCAGCCATCCAGATCGAATACAATCATGCGACCGCCCGGATCAACTGGTAAGAACCGGTCAGCACGTGCTCAATCAGCCGGAACCCGGCCCCGGTAACCAACTGCTCGTACCCGTCATAATCCCAGGCCCAGGCGTGACATTCATCATGCGCACCTGCATGCTCGTTGACCGGGCTAGAGCAGACTAGGTACTCAACGGGCCAGGTGCTGTGCACTTGCCTCAAGGCCCCGTGCGGGTCAGTCAAGTGCTCCAGCACTTCAGTACAGGAAACAACATGGCCGAGGTTAACCCGGTTCCAGTCTTTCCCGAATACGTCTAGCTGCTCAGCGGTAACTCCGCGTTCCGCCCAGCCGGGCGCGTTAGACGGCTGGAAATCGTAACCCCACGCCCGCTCAAACACGTGCTGGCACAAGGAGAGCAGGCCGCCGTCACCGCAGCCGAGGTCAGCGTACCTTCGCTGCGGCGCAGCACAAGACCGGACCAGGCCAGCCGCCGCGTGCAACCGGTCACGATGACCGGGCTGCTCCAGATGCGGAGCGCGCTCGCGGCCGGCGTGAAACTCCGAAGTGGAAACGTAAGCGGTGTCGCCGTCGAACAGCTTCCACTCAGTCACTGCCCAGCTCCCGGCGCAACCGGGCCAGGTCACCCGGCCACTGCTCGTTCAAGAACTCGTCGTACGCTGCCTTGTCCCGGGCAAACTGTCCCGGGTCGTTAGCCCGCCGGTAGCCGTCGTCCCAGTCAGCCGTGCCCGCTATCGGGTGCAAGTGCTCAATCGTTACGCCCGGAAGGTAGGCCAGGTTACCGACCGCCTGCCCGAGGGCCTTCCAGAAATCATCAAAATACAAGTGCTCTAGTCTAGGCGGAACCAAGTACCCGAGAGCCATAACGATATCGGCGGAGATAACCGCAGCCGTCGGGATGGTCTCGCCTTTAACCAGGTCGTTCCCGTAGGCAACGCCCGGCCGGCCACCGAGGGCATCAACCAGCTGCTCATCCCACCCGGGACTACGCGGCAGGTGGTCATCACCCATGAAACCAACATGCGTATAGTGCCGGGCCAGGGGTGGGGCCAATACGTTAAGAATCGGACCAATGCGCTGCGGCCGGGCCGCTACCATCTCGACATGGTAACCGGGCAACGACGGGACCTGAATCAGGTAGTCAGTGAAAGACCGCTCGTCATGATCAAGGGCGAAAGTCAAGCTCGCGAACTGCGCGCCGTGTGTCGCGCGGACGGCATGAGCCAGCCGCCCGGCATTCAGCGGGCGCCCCTTGCTCGGGACTAGGACGGCCAGGCTCATACCCTAGACTTTAGCAGGCTTTTTCGAGTAAGCACCGTTATCGCCCGTCAGCGATATCGCTCACTTACGTCTGCTGCCAGCCGCCATCACTAGAGGCACTGTTGTCAGGCCAGCCGCCGGCGACCGCCAGGCCTTCAGCGCTGCACGAGCCGCCGTCCTGGATCTTCTGCCACGGGCTGCCGCTACCCGAACCACCAGCAGCATCGTAAATAGTCAGTGGCGCGGTCTGACCTTCAGCGGCGCCGGGCGCAGCCGCATTATAAGGCTGGCCGGGAACCCGTGGCGGAGAGGTAATAGGACTAGGAACGTCAGGCATAATGTACTCCTCTTGGATAGTCAGTCGGTGTGGAATAGGAGGAAGCGGGGGAGACGGGTCGTCGGTTCGGCGCGGTTCGCATCGCTGTTTCACGGCGGAGCACCAGCATAACGTCTGCCTCCAGTTCCCGGGACCGTCCTCGAAATCCCCGGCCACGTCTCCCACCCGGTTCGCCGAGCCGCTCCCGGTGTCCACCGACAGCCACGCGCCCGCGAGGTTTCCCTTATCGGTGGCATCCCAGTAAGCAGGCGTCATCCCGCGCTGGGTGTTAGTTCCCGACAGGATGTGCGGCGAATCGGGAACGATGCCGTTGACGACAATCATTTACTGTTCCCGCACCACGTCCGGCACCGACGTCTTCGCCCAGGCGGGCGCCGGCGCTGTATAACTCCCGCTGCTGCGGGCGGGCGGCTTGCCGTCGGTCCCCGGCTTGATAACCGGCTGCGCCTCGATAACCGGCGCGTCCACCACGACGGCTTCGTTCAGGTCGTTACCCAGGTCACCAGAGTTGCCGCCGGGTGCGGTATGCGCGTTGTTCGCCCAGATCTGGTTACCCCCGTGCTGTGACGTGGGGGCCAGCGCGCTGACCGGGCCAGCTGGGAGCACCTGACTCGTCACGTCCCGGCAACTGCCGTTGTTGGTCCACTCAAAATCAGCCATGACTCCACACCCCTTCGGTCAGCTGCCGTCACTCGAATCCTGCGGCTGGTCGCCCGCCGACGCTTTCTCCAGCGCGGTCAGCCGGTCATCGTGGCTGGCCAGTGAGGCGTCGTGACCGTCTAGCCGCCCGTCGTGGGCGTCGAGCCGGCTCCCGTGCGCGGCCTGTCCTTTAGTGAATGCCGCCAGCGCATTGCTCGCACCCGGCCCGAGAGCAGGCATAGCAGGCGGCTTCATCGTCACCGTCGGGGCAGGCCGGGCCGTACCTTTCGCCGCCGGAGCCGCTTTCGCAGCAGGAGCTTTCTTCGCCGGAGCTGCCATGATCAGCCCTTCTCTTTTCAGGTGCAGATTGGATACTCCCGCCGACCGTGATCAGCCTCGGACGGATCGGCCGCCTCGCATGACGCTGCCAGAGCCCGGCTGGAACCGGCCGCCGCCCGCCTGCGGCTCATTGCCCTTAATTCCAGGCAGCTGCGGGCCACCGGACGCGTACCCCTGGTCGTTAGCGCCGGTCCAGTCCCCGGAGCCGCTCACATCATCAGAGGTGGAGGCCATCTGGTACGGGCCGATGCCGTCACTAGCCTGGGTGTAAGTGATCGCGTCACCGCCGCCGTCATGATCCTGGGCGCCCTGGGTGCCGGGCGCGCCGGTCCCGGTAATCTGCGCTTCGCTCAACCCGGTGAAGCCGTCGTCGAGCTGGCCGGGCTCATTGGTCGCGTCCGCCGGACCAGGGTAAGCGCCCGCCGTCCCGGGTGCGCCGGTCCCGGTCGGCAACGGGCCGCCGAAGATATTGTTCTGCCCGCTGACCGGGTACTGACCGGGCTCGTTAGTCGGGTCACCGGTCTCGGTAACGCCGGAGTACGGGCGAGCAGTCGTCTGGGTTTTGTTCGCATTGTCAGCCATTTTTACCGGCCTTCTCTCGTCACTTGATGATAACGGCCAACCGGCAATCCGGTGCTACGATTAGCCATCTACGCCACATGAGGGCGGCTAACCCGGCCATCCCGACACTCCTGCCCAGCCCTGACCTTCACTTACCGTCCCATACCGACAATCCCTGCCTCGTCACAGCCGACCACCGTACGCGATTTGCAACTGGCTTTTTGTCATGGCTTCCGCCTCCGCCTGGGCCGCGCCCCGGCTGACCGCGTACTCCACCCAAGCGGCCTTCGGATCGGCGGGCACCGGGACGTTAACATGGGTAACTGGCTTTACCGCGGTGGCAGGCTCGGCAGGCTGCGCGGCCAGTGCCGTCGTCTCGGTCGCCGACCCGGCTGCTTTCGCCGTCAGGGCGACGGTTTCAGTGGCCGACTTGGTTACCGGGGCGGGCTTAACCGGAACCGCCCGGTCGGCTACCCAGGCCGCTACTCCGCTGTCAATCAGCCCGCGGCCTTCCTCATCCGGCACCTCAAAGTCCGTCCAAGGTGGCGGCCAGCTGCGGTCGTCGTACCGGCCGCCGGACATCTGCAAGATCATCTGGATGATCATAACGCGCTACGCACTTTCCTGGGCGATCACGAGGGTGGTGGCAGTAAATACGGATCCCGGCGGGCCGCTATCTGTGTAAGGGGAAAGCGTTGTTCTCACGAACTGGGCCGGCTCATTCTCTACGACCGCCATTCCGCCGCCGTACGGGCCGCCAAGATTGTAAAAATTAGTTCCGTCCAGCGACCCTTGCAAGAACATCTGGTATCCGCCCGCGCCTGTCATACTGACAATCATTTGCATGGCGTGTGAATTCATCACCCGCTCATAATTAATTACGTCCCCGGTAACCAGTCCGCCCCAGGCCGGGCCAGTAGTCGGCCCGTCGATTACCGTCGCCGTGAAACTACTGCTGGGCTCTGTCCACGCTGTCATTTAACCCCTCCTTCCCAGGAACTTCGCTGCTGAATAAGACGTGCACTGAACACACTGAAAATTGCCTTCAGTGCTGTCACTGATCACCAGCAACCCCGGAACGGTCTGGTGCCCGCACGGCAGCCGGTGCAAAAGGCGGCCCTCCTCCCGGCACCGGCGGCAGACGCTACGGCCGTCGGGCAGCGGGGTCGGCTCCCGGCTGGCGTTACCGCCGCAAATGGCGCAGTTCACCTTATGGCGGACCTTGCCAATCTTGCGCGTATTGCTCATCCGGGAGCCTTCCCTACCGGGTAACTCTTGCTGATCAGACTGGATCAGGCAGATGCACCTTTATAGGATTTTATCGCCCCGGTTTGGTCGACTAGGGTACCGTCCCCACGAAGGATGGCCCTAAACGAAACGAGGTCCGAACCGAAGGCGAAGTCGTCACTACGTTCGAATCGAACGCCACCCACCAGGCGAACGAAGAACTGGCTGAAGTCACCGAAGACGATGGAGAACGCACTGGTCGCCTGGGCCGGCATGAACGGGTCAGCGACGAGCGGCTTGCCGAGCAGCAAGTCGGGCGAGCCGAGCACCGCCGAAGGCTCCCAGATGGGGCGCCCGACGGTGTCGGTGATCTTGCGGAACCCGCCAATTGTCTTGTCGGCGGCCAGCCAGTAGCAGGACCGGGACTGACGGTACGGCGCGATGACCGAGTACTCCAGGTCCACCAGGTTGGCGTAGCTGGGCGCGCCGCCCGCGCCGGTGGTCGCCCCGGTCACACCCGGGCTGGAGGTCACGGTCCCGGTGAGCAGCCCGGTCGGCGCGCTGGTGCTGTTGACCAGATCAGAACCGAACTTGTTACCGAGCGCACGGCCGGCCTGCATGGCCAGGTAGCCGAGCAAATCGACCGCCGTATCGTCAATCAGCTCGCGGGCCACCTGGATGAGCACGCCGTACTTATACGCCGACAGGGTGGCCATCGAGAACGCCGGGTCAACGCCGGTCAGCAGGTTGCCCGCCTGCGTCGACTGCGCGGTCACCGCGGTGTGCGCCGTGGTCTTCGGGATCTGCAGCGTCTCGCCGCCGCCGGTGTTCAGCACGGTAGGTCCGCACTGCATGACGCCGGACACCTCAATGAGGTGCGCGATCAGCATGTCGTAGAAGTCGGTCGGCACGATGGAGCTGGCGTTGGTGCCACTAGACTGCCCGGCGGTAGTCAGCACGCGGTAGTTGATCGGACCGGTGGCGTCGGTGTTGTGCCGGAACTCCATCGACTTGGGACCGGACTCACCCCGCGCCCACTTGCGGATCTCGTCCGCGGCAGCGGACTGCGCCGGAGTACCGCGCTCAGTCGGCTTTTCCGTCAGCGCGTTGTAGCTGTCGTCGGCGTCCTTAGCGCGCTTCTCGGTGTCCAGGACGGCCTTGATGCGAGTGTCCAGGGTGGACATCTCTTCCTGCATCGCGTCCCAGCGGCCCTGCTCTTCCGGGCTGAAGGAACGGTTCTCGCCGGCCGCGTCCTCGGCGATTTTCTTCGCCTCATTCCAGACGGAGAGCCTTCTATCACGGAGGCGTTTTGCCACCTCAGAGGCCATTTTCGCTGCTCCTTTCGAGAGCTTACGTGACTACGCGCTGAGTATCCAGCGCTTTCGTCACCGGCTCCGTCCACACCCCAGGAAGGGCAGCTACGGCCACGGCAATTTTTTCTTGTGCTCCCAGAATAAACCCGGGAAGTTCGAATTAACCCTCGTCGTCAGCGTACGGGTCTTCCATGTTGGCCAGCATGGTGAGCATCGCTTGTGCGCCGGACAGCACCGGCTTAGCGGGCGTCTTGACCAGCTGGCGCTGCTGGGCGGCCGGGCCGATGTTGTCGGTACGCTTGAAGAACTCCATCGCGCGCCCCTCCGACAACCGGGACCGGACCTCCTCGGTATCGCCCTGTACCCAGCTGGCCAGTGACTCCACCGCGCCGTTGAGCGCCCGCGCGGCGGCCGTCGAGTCGGGGTAGGCGGGGTCGAGCACCGGGGCCACGTCCACCAGCTGCACCGAGGTCAGGGTGCGCATCGGGTAGTTGAACTCCGACACGCCCCACTCGTCCCCGCCGGGGAAAACCCGGAACGCGAAGCTAGAGTGCCGCACGTCACCGCGGTCCACGTACTCCAGGATGTCAGCCCGCGACTGCGGCGGGATCACGTTATAAGCCAGCCCGGTGTCGTCAAGCTTCAGGTCCAGGGTGTGCGCGTGCGTGGTACCGAGCAGCAGGTCGTCCTTGTGGTTGAACCGGCACACCACATCCGGCCAGTTGTCATGCCGGGACTCATTGAATGCCGTGTTGTTCACCTGCTCGACGAACCCGCCCAGCTTGCGGCTCAGCTTGTTGAAGCAGGCCGCGTAGCCGTAAATGTGCTTTGGGCCGCCGTTCGGCTCGGTGCGCACCTCCAGCGGGAACCGGGTGAACCGGCGCTCGGGGAAGGCGCTGCTCTCCTGAATCGACGTCTCGCCGAAGGCGGACCGCTGCGCGCCGGAAACCTTGACGTTAAAGCGCTTGGCTGCGGACATGATCTTGGGCAGCGCCAGCTTACCGAACGGACTCTGCGGCGCGCGCGACAAGGCATTCCGGACGTGCGCCTCGTCGTGAATCGGGAAATGCCGCTTGCTCCGCGGGATCGTCTTACCGCCCGCGTCTTTTTTCCCACCCGGCTCCACATAGGCGAATGCCTCATCGGGAAGATTGTTCATATCAGCAGCTGACATAGCGGCCCTGTGCTCATCCATTTTAATTTCCTTTCGACGGCATCAGTGCCTGCCGTTTCCGTTGCCATTGGCCGCGGTCAGCCGGGCCAGCTCTTCCTCGGACGGAATCCACGGGCCGATGTAATCCGGGCCGCTTGCCTGCTGCTCACGCAGCCGCTGCTTACGCGCTGCCTTCTGCAAGATGGCGACCATCTGGTCCACGTCAACAGGATCGATGTCCCCGAAGCCGCGCAGCTTGTCGATAGACATGCCAACCTGGCCCTGCGGGCTTTCCTGCACCGGCGCCTTACCTGGTACGGCCGCCGCGGCCAGGCCCTGCGCCTGCAGCTTCTCCAGCACCGGGACGAGCAGGTCAGTGTCCAGGGTGAGCGCGGGCAGCAGCGAGGTGGGCACGCCCTGCACCACGCCAGCCCGGACCAGCTGGACCATGATCTCGTGCGGAATCGCCTCCGAACCCACGCCTTTCGGCATCGGCTCCAGGTCTTCCAGCTCGCGCAGCTCATCAACAGTGCGGATGCCGACATCCCGGAAGATCTTGTAAATGTTCGCCCGGGACGCCAGGTCGGTCTTCAGCAGCGCGTCGGTGTAGAACCGGGTGTAACGACTGGTTGGCAGCAACGCGAAAAACGCCGTCTCCAGCCGGACCAGCCACGGGCGCAGCGCCTCAATGATCTGCAGCGCCGACATCTCGACATTAGTATTTCCGGTAAAGTACGTGGTCCCGTTGCGCCGGGCGAACCACGTCCCGCTCGGCGTCGTCGGGCACCAGACCAGCGGCACCGTTTCTCGGCTCTTGTACTCCGGGTGACCGGCTGGCTTACGCCAGGATGTGACTTGCACGGCCATATACCACTGGCCGCTTGTGGGAAGCTGACGCACTACTCCCGAGCGACCGGTCAGCGCGCACGCGATCTGGAACGCGTCAAGGCGGGCACGGTCTTTCTGTGCCAAGCTGGACGCCCGGCCATTAAGCCGCCGCCACCCGTCCGCATCTATCGACACCTGGTAAAACAATTCCAGCTGCGCCCGGGTCAGCGATGCCAGGAACTCCGTGCTCACTACCTTGCCGGGTGCATGCTGCGTTAGTACTGCTCCAGCCAAAGCATTCAACCGAAACTGAACGATTCCACGGTCGTCGTGATAATCTTCCCGCCACGACGGCCGGGACCGGACATGCAACTTCTCCGCCGCCGGGCCGAATATCTCAGTCAGTGCAGCCCGGATTCGCGCCACGTTCCCCGGATTAACTCGCTGCGACTGGGTTAGCTGCACGCCTCCGTACGGATCGATATGGCCCTCTGTCCACAACCAGGCCACCAGCTCTACCGTCGCATCCGACCACTTCGGCTCAGGCGCTTCGACCGGGGCCGCCGCGCAGATCCGGGCGTCCGCGGGCAGCGTCTCCGTAGTCCGCCACTGCCAGCCCTCCCGAGTCCGGGTCACGCCAGACAGCATTATCGGCCAGCGGTGGTTCGGCGTCGTCACCGAGGAGTGCGTACTGTTCTCCAGGCGGATCACGTCGTACGGGCCGTCATCAAAGACGTTTACCGCCTGAACCCGCTGCCACCGCGACAGCCCCGTTTTGATATCCAGGCCCAAGCAGGTATCTGCGGTCGTCACCTGGTCATAACGCAGCCAGCCACGCCGGGTCAGGATCTCCGTTTCACCGTCCGCGCAGTAGGTCAGTGACGAACTCTTGAGGCCGCCAACCCTTTCCGCGGGCAATCCGTAAATGGCAGCAATTTGCGTAGCATTAAGTTGCAGGCTTTCGATAAATTGAGCCTCTGACGGCGGCACCACAACCGGCTTGTAATCCCAGTCCCGCCCGTAAACCAGCGGCTGCCTGTTCCTAATGGCTGTGGTTAGCGATTCACGGATCTCGGCGGCGGCGGTAGAATCAATCTCAATTTCGGTATTGCCAGTGAAATAGCAGGTACCATCCCGGCGGGCGAACCAGGTCTTATTCTCAGTCACCGGGCACCAAACCGGACCGTCAATCGTCTCCTGCCTAACAGCCAGGTCAGCTACCTTGTCGGTTCGCTCCGTCTCACTGATGAGCAGTTGCGCATCCAGAGGCAACGTCGAAGTCCTGTACCACGCAATTTCGGCTGCCCCGGGAGCTACAGCGGGCCAGCGGTGGTTCGGCGTGGAGACCGACGAGTGCGAAAGATTCCGCATCGCTACGACCTCGTTCGGCCCCTCATTCACGTACACGCGCTTAACCGGCTGCCATTCGGACTGACTTGTTTCCGTATTCAGCGTCAGTGCCTCGGTACCGGGTTTCACCTGGTCGTACCGTAGCCAGCCGTCGCGGCTTAGCAACTCCGTCTCAGTGTCAACGCAGTTTTGGAAGGTGCCGGGTGGAAAGCCGCCGGCCGCGAACCAGTCGGTGCCGTACCGGGCGGCCTCCATCCCGTTAAGGATGGTCAGCGCAAACGCGCGCAGCGGCGAGATCCCCTCGGTCCGGCCGGGTAGTGAGAACGCCTTAACGTGGAACAACTCATTGCGCCAGTCAGCCATCTGACGGCCGAATACAAACACCCGGGTGCGCATCTTATTCCACGGCTGCTGCGGGTCATCCTGCACGTCCACCATGTCCGGCGGCAGCCACTCGATCCCGGTCGGGAAGCCGTACCCGTCGCGACCGGTAATCAGTCCCCAGGCATTACCATGCAGCAGTAGCGAGGTCATACACTGGAAAATCCAGTCATAGATAGTGCCATCCGCCGAAGGCTGATCGAAAATGGACGGCCCCTCATAGCGAACGCCGCGCCCCGTCGAGCCAGCAGTCGTGTAAATCTTCAGCGGCAGGGAAGCAGTCGAGTCAGCGATCAGCCGAACGCACGCGTACAAGGCGGGCAAGCCGAGTGCTTTGTCAGTACCGTATATCGCGCGGGTCGGATGAATCGGCCCGCCTTGGCTAAAACGCCACCGGGGATCGTCCCAAGGTTTCCAAGGTACGCCTCCCAGGGCTCTGGACTCCGCACGCCTCTCCGACATTATACGTTCGATAAGGCCCACGCCGCATCACCCCTTCCAAGCGCTTGAGGAAGGTAGAAATACCACCTATTATTAACCATGTGGCAGGCAAGCGAGCGCCCGACATAACGGGACAGAGATTCGGACGGCTGATAGCTCTTTCTCCAGTACCGCGCATACCTGGCGCGCACGGAACAACCCGCTGGCAATGTATTTGCGACTTCGGAGCTGAGACGGTCGTTGCTGGCGGCTTGCTGCGCTCGGGTAATACCAAAAGCTGCGGCTGCCTGCGACATGACGTGACTACTGCCTACAACACCACGCACGGACTGTCGAACACCCCTACGTACGACAGCTGGAAGATGATGCTGCAGCGAGTCAACTACCCGAAGGATGACCCTCGTTATGTCAATTACGGCGGACGTGGCATTGCCGTATGCGAGCGCTGGCTGGACTATCCCACGTTTCTGGCTGATATGGGTGAGCGTCCGTCCGGTATGACCCTCGACCGTTATCCTAATGGTGCCGGAAACTACGAACCCGGTAACTGCCGCTGGGCTACTCCACACGAGCAGATGGTGAACAGTCGAGCTTTCAAACTGTTCCCGGAAGTCATCACCGAGATAAAACGGTTGCGTACAACCGGAATGACATTGGACGCTATCGCTACGCGGATGAGCTTGGCCCGGGGGACGATATCGCGTGCACTGAGCGGGAAGGATTGCAGTCGACGCAGCAGCTGACACGCCGACTAGCGCGCCTGTGCCTACCCCAACCTGACTCAACGGACGCCGGAACCCTCCGCTTGCAACGGAGCCCGGCTCCTACGCTGGCCGCGGGCAAAAAGCTATTCTCGCCTAGCGTACGCGCATTGAACAGATTTCGCACATAGCAGCGGATTATTCGATACTGCAGCAGACTTAACGAGACTCTGGCGGCTTAGGCGGCTGTTCTGGCTGCCTCGGCCCGAGCATCGCGCCTTGACGGAACCCGTAAATGACCGCCTCGACGAAGAATGCGCCGATCAGGAAACTGCGCCCGGCCAGCCAGCCAATGGCAACAAACGCCCGGCCGGGCACCCAGCCGAGCACCGTGCCGATCGCTCCCAGCACCGTGAGCAGGACACGAGAAGGCCGTACCGAGCGGGCGCGTGCCAGGACGTCATCGGTGATGGCCGGGATATCCGCCCGGGTGACCGGCGGTGACGTAGTAGCCATGACGCCAGCTTAGTGTCACACGTTGTCAATGAACACCACGATGCGGTGCCAGGCCGTTGACAGCGCGTGCGCGGTACCCACCGGGTCCTGGAAAACGAAAACCAGGAACACCACGATGCCCGCCAGCAACAGCTTATTCCTGCTCGTTCGTCGGCTCCTGTCGTGAAGTGGCCCGTCAGCTGGGGTGGGAGGACGTGGGATGGGGTGGCTTGTCGGGCAGGAATGGGAGGGACCGGAAAGAACTGGGAGGGACCGTCGGCCCGGGACGGGAGGAGGGGGACTGGCCTGGTTCGTCGGTGCGGACTGGCTGGGAACGGCGTGCTGTGAGCTGTCGGCGTGACTTGGGGCGGCTGGACTCGGGATGGCCAGTCGGAGTGGAACGGCCTGGTATGGAACGTCGACCGGGTGTGGCAAGGACAGGCGTGACCGGGCTGGTCGGCGAGGGATGGCTGGGCAAGGGCCGAGATGGGACGTCGGCCGGGACGGATTGGCTGGGACAGGCCTGGTACGTCGGCATGGGTTGGCTTGATCAGGCGTGGCTTGTCGGACGGGCCGGGGCTGGGATGCGCAGGCGTGAGAAGTCGGCGCGGTAGGGCGCGGAGTAGATGGGGCCGGAGGAGGGCGGGTACGTCGGGGTGGTCCGGGTGGGGGTGATCTGGAATGACCCGTCAGTACCGGGATGGTTTGCCTAGCCACCCTCGTGTGGCGTCAGACTCGATTATACCCCCTAACCTACGGATTTCCGGGGGTCATAATTTCTGCGCTTCTTTCCCAGCGCCCAGTTAGCCAGGGTCGCCGCAACGATAGGCGTGATATCGCTTTCGGAATCCTTCCGTGACCAGGCCTGCCCGCCGTCTCCCACCACCCTAGTTTCTGCGCTGGCGATAGCGCTCCAGAGTGCGGGGGCTTGCTCTTTACCCAGGTGGATGATCGTCCTGCTTTTAATTGCGGTAATCATCTGTGAAAACGCCTCAGCTTCATCCCCGCTGCTCGCACGCACGACCTCTAGCCCGGCATTTTCAGCCTGGTCAGCGAGTCCAGCCGCGGGGCCGTTCTTGGGGAAGCACACTGCGATCGGGCGCCATTGCCTCCGCAGCTCCACCAGCCGCTGGATAACCCAGCCGGTCCCCTCTTTCGAGCAGCCGCGTGGAATTTCCAGCACGGTACGCGGCGGCCCGCCGACTAGCTCAGGCCGCTGCCACGCCGCCGAAATGGTGGAGTAGCGCATTTGCGGGTCCACGTCTACGGCAAAGGCCAGCGGGCGCACGGCGCCGCCCGGGTCAGGCAGCGCGCACCGCTCCCAGCTTTCCTCGGAGATGACTGTCCAGCTTTCCTCCTCCTCGGGCCAGTCCCCGACGCCCAGCCGCTCCCGGTCGAACGCGGCAGCCGACATGGACTTGAACTCTTTCTGCACGTGCTCATAGGAGATCCGGGTGCCGAACGCCGGGTTAGCCTTCGCCCACGAGCGCGGGTCATCGCGGTCGTCGTGCCGGTCGCAGATGACGTACCGGTTAGTTTTCCGGCCGAGAACCTCATCGCGGGGGCACAGGTCAGTATGCGGGTCGATGCTCCACTCCGCGCCCATCAGCGACTGGTCATGCCGCAGCATCCGACGGCGCACCATGGCCAGCTGCACCGAGTCGTGGTAGCCGGCTGACGCCGTGTAAATCATCTGCGGGTTAGCCACCGCGGACATGGTCGGCATAGACGCGCCCACCTGCTCATCCGACAAGAACATCGACTCGTCGTAAACAACAAGGTCAGCGGTAAACGAGCGCCCAGAGCCGCGGGAGCGGGCCAGGAAGCGCAGTCGGCCACCGATATTGCGGCGCACCCGCTTGCCCCCGGCGCCGAAGATCAACGTGGGTGCCGGGCGCAGCTCGATAGCCTCGTCACCGTGGCTGGTCATGATCCGCTTTACCCGGCGCGACAAGTCATCGTAAGCGGTGATGGTGTCCCGTACCCGGCGGAAATGCTCGGCCGCCGCCTTGAACTCATGGGCGGTATGAATAATCATCGACTCGCCGAACACGAACAGTCCGCCTAGCTCGCGAACCTCCAGTAGAACGTTTTTTCCATTCTGCCGGGACGCTACGTTTGCGCACTCGAATGCAGCCCACCGGCCATCCGGGCGCACCCCGCACGCCTCGCTCAGCCACCACTGCTGCCACGAGTCCAGCTCGTACCCGTAAGACGGGCACCAGTCGAGCAGCTCCTCAGCTGCGTAATCGCCGCAGCCCGCTCGATAGCCGTCTTTCGCGCAGGACGTGCACCCGGGCTGCTTATCCCGGTGCCGCGGCGGGGCCGTCCAGAACCGGGGCCGCTGGCTGCCGACAAGTGAGTCGTGCAGCACCGAGCCATCCGGCAGGAAAACGTCGGGTACAGCGTGAAGACGATACTCAGCAGCGGTCACGAGAACTCGATGTACTTGATGCTGAGCCGCTCCCCGTGCGGGGCCGGGCGCTTTCCTTACTAGAGTATTACCCGCGCGGCCAGATATGCCGCTGCCGGGTAAATTTCCGCGGCAGCCGCTCTGACAGCAAGATGGCCCCGTCCCGTGTTCCGTCCGGAGGGAAGCCCTCCACCAGGTTGGCCACCCGCCCCGGGCGCCCGCTGCCAAGCCACAGCTCAGCGGAGTACCGGTCAGCTTCCGCCGCATCCACCAGCGGCAGGGTTCGCAGGAACCGCGCCCGCGCCCACCAGAAGTTCCCTGCGAAGTGATTACCATGCCGCCAGTGACAACCCACTACATCGTGCCCTTGCAGGAGTTCCACGCACCGCTGCCAGCCGAACACCAGGTGCCAGAGCATCGACCGGCGCCACTGGTCCTCGGCGATCATGTTCCGCATCGCCCCCTTACTGTGCGTGTACAGCACCGCCGTATCGTCGGGCAGCTGCCCTAGCTGGTCCTGCAGCACGGCCAGGGTTACCTGCTCAAACCCGGTGTCCGCTTCCGCACCGACTACCCACCGGCGGCCCGCTGCCCACAACCGCGCGTCCCCGCGGTCTTTACCGACCAGGCCCACCACCGGGTCAACCGGGAATCCCGCGAGCCGCAAGACGTCCGCGTACTCATCGGCGATCACCCGCCAGGGCGCATCACCGTCGAGGTACAGGTGATAGAAATGCCGTATTTCCACGGATCTTTTGCCATTACTTTCCGGATGGGATAGCACGGGATCGTCGGACCGGGTTGGGCGGGAGCGTGTAGGCAGGGCTGGTCGGCGCGATAGGGGCTGGGCTAACTCGGATGGGGCGGATTGGGATTGGCACGGTCCGTTACCATGAGAAGGACTGGCTTGCGTAGCCACCCTTATATGGCGTTAAACTTGACTGTACCGCTGACCAGCCGCGTCATTCACCGGCCAATCTTTTTTCCCGCCGCTGCTTCACTTCATCCGTCACGTCCCCGCGAGCTTCGCCCGGCGCCATTTCCCGCAATTGAGCGAGCGACAGTCGTAGCTCCCGGGCGAACCCGGCGGCATCTCGTGGGGGCAGTCCCCCCTGATCCAACGCCCTCGCGCACATCAGCGCCACCCCGGCCACCCCGCCACGGCGCATGTTCACCGGCAACGCGGCCAGGTCAACTAGCACCGACTCTTCCAGCGTCAGGTCCTCGTCATCACCGTCGCTGTTATCTACTACCAGTCCTTCGAGAACCCGGTCTCCGCCTGACTCGTCATTCACCCGTAACAACTCACCTCAAAGTCACCCGGATACCGGTTGCGTCCAGTCGCAGGTGCCTGGTCGGCCCGTCAAAAATCCCGCGCACCGCGGTACAGCTGCTGCGGCACGCATCGCACAGCAGGTCTTCCTGGGTGATACTGCTTTCGCAAATCTCCCGCTGCCGCTTGCACTGGCAGGTACCCGTCGGCTCGTCACTCACTCCAGTAGCCCCCGTTCGGGCAGAACCCGCCATGGCCGCCACCACCATAAGCACCACAGTACTTGCAGGGCGGAATGCTCTCATCCGGTCCTCCGCCACCAGTGCCGATACCGACGCGCAGCTGCCACAGCACTGCATCACGGACCACTGACGGCGGTTCCCCGGCAGCGATCAGCGGATCAGCGATTTCCCTGATCGTGCCATACAGCATCCGCTCGGCGCTCACCGGTAGCCCGCCATCCACTGACCGGACAAGTCCATCAATTCCGTCAGGGTATGCCCCTGGATGATGACCAGTTCCGTCGCCGACCGGATGCACGCTTCGTACCCGGCGCCGGGAACCCGGTTTACCTCTACCCGCCAGTCCGGCTGCTTGTCACTCACTGACCCGGTGCCTCGGGTACGCGGCGCGATCCGGCTTTCATCCGAGTGACCGTTTCCTGATCGTCAAGCCGGTGCGGCGGCGCGTCCGGGTCGCCGTCACCGTGCGCGCGCCGGTACCGCTCGAAGTCGGCCGCCTGCCATCGCACGTCAGCGACGTAGGCCGGGTCCGTGCCCTGCCTAGCCGCTTCATCGGCGTAGGCACGCAGCGCCGCAGGCACCGCCGGGTCCCGGGCACCCAGGACAAAATACGGCCAGTCCGGTGCGGTGCCATCTCGCCGGGTTACCAGAAACTTGTCCCGTAGTTTCACTGGCCGGCCGCCGCCCGTTCCTCGTCGGTGTAAGAGATGCCCGTGGACTGCCCGCGTGCATACCGAGCCGATGCCGCCGATGCCGCCGCGTACGCGTTACGCGTACCTGCTGGGGTAGCCGCGTAATCGAGCGTTGCACTGCTTACCATGCCCATCCCGCCCGCTTCAGCGAATGCGTCCACGTTGGCGCCCACGTAAGAGAACTGCCAGCCGTAGTCCCGTTGCTGACGGGTAAAGAGGTCCTTGACCTGCGCCAGCGTGTACTTGCTGGAGACGTTCTCTTTCCCGTCCGTGGTGATCAATACGATGACCTTGCCCGGCCGCTCGTGTTCCGGCAGTGCCGCCAGCCGCTCACCAACGTTGGTAACCGACGCGCCGCAAGCGTCCAGCAATGCTGTCATGTTCCGCGGGACCAGCTGGTAGTCAGCGGCAGCCGCCAGCGGGGCGAAATCATATACCACCTCGAACTTGTTATCGAACTGGCACAGCGTCAGCGTCGCCCGGCCGGGCAGGGCTGCCTGCTCCCGGACAAAAAACCGGATGCCATCCTGCGCTTCGTCCCTGATCGCGTACATAGTGCCGGAACGGTCAACGATCAGCAGGTAATGCCGGTACCCCAGGTCAGTCATCGCCATCTCCCTCATCCTGACCACATGCTTCGCACCGGTCGCCTTCGCCGCCAACACGGATCAGGTCACCCGGTTCGATGTCCACACTGCAGTCCGCGCACGCACCATAGTAAGCAGCAACGACCCAGGGGCCAAGCAAGCTCATGCACGCTACGATACAACTCCCACCATCCGCGAGGAGGACCGATTATTAGCGCTACCCTGAGATCATCGAGCATTACTGCCGGGTATGCGGTACATGGTCGGTTCTCCTGCTGCCTAGCTTCATGTGCAGACCCTGCATGAGCAGATGGAGTGGGTCCCGGCCGCCCTCGTCATCCCCGCCGACCGTACTTGACGGTTGCTCAGGCGCGGGCGGCGCGGCCCGCGGGTACCGGGACGCCGGGTTCGCCGTCTGGGGCGTGGACAATAACGCACGACTAGAAACCGACTACCTGTCCTCCGGCGCCGAGCAGTTCATCTGCGCTGACATCCTGGACGTGCTCGCCGACCGGTCGTTCATACGGCACTTTGACTTTGTCCACGTTAGCCCGCCATGTCAAGCATATTCTCAGCTTAGCCGGTGCCGTCCCGGGCTGGCTGACTCCTATCCAGCGCTCATTGACCCGGTACGCGAGCTGCTGCTACCTGCCGGAGTGCCGTACATCATCGAAAACGTATCCGGTGCTCGACCCTGGCTACGCGATCCCACTACCTTGTGCGGGCAAATGTTTAACCGGCCGGTCTACCGGCACCGGCTGTTCGAACCCGGGAACGGTCTCACCCTCACCGCGCCCGTGCAACTAGAGGCCGTCAAGCGAAACCGGGAATGTGGCTGGAGTCACCCTGTCGCTGCAGCAAGGGCAGGCCACTGGCAGCCAGGCATGTACGTCAGCGTCGGCGGGCACGAACGAAAAGAACCAGTCCGCGAGGCGATGGATATTACCTGGATGAGCAACCGGGAAGATATCGCCGAAGCACTGCCACCGTACATGACTTCATTTCTCGGACTTCAAGTGCGAAAACAGCTGTCGAGCATCCGGTAATAGCTTCGCGCTCCGCTATACTCTAAGCACGCCACACCAGGGTGGCTACCCGGACCTAGCCTTTCCACATTGACCAGTCTGCCCCTACACCCCGGCCTGCTCCGATCCGTACCGACGAATCCCCCCACGCCGACCCTGACCAAGTCAAGCCGACAGTCCATCACGTACCGGGCCATCCCTCTCCACCCCGACTGGTCACGCCGACCCAGCTCAGTCCTTCCCTACCCCGTACCGACTTCTCCCACCCTCCCGTCTCCTCCCGTCACCTCCCGCGCCGACTACCCGGCCCGTCTCGCACCAGGCCGAGCCACTTCGACAAGCCACGCCAGTCCGGCCCGAATCACCCCGACTGGCCCGCCCGAGCCTGCCCGCACCCTGACGACGACACGGCCCACGCCCGCCCGCCTCGTACCGACGATCCGACTCATCCCACACCCCTCCGTCCCGCGCCGACTGGCCATCCCCACCCGCCTCTACCCCTCCCTTCCCGTGCCGACATCCCAAGCCTAGACAAGCCGAAAGCCCGGCCGCACGCCTAATGCGACCGGACTTCCCGCTTATAGGTCAGCCCTGGGTGGGCGCCACCGCGAGGGCCATATCCTCAGCTACCTCAGCTGGGTTCGTCACCGTTTCGAACAAATAGGTGTGGATCCACGGGTGGTCCTTGGCCAGGGTCACGTACTGGTCATACGCGTCTTTCGCCGGGTTGCTGCCGTCTGACTTGCGGCCTTCGCCCAAAATACAGACAGCCCAGACTTCATCCCACTCACCGTGACTGCCGTAGCCGTCCTTGCTGCGGGTGCCCTGCTCCAGGTAGCTGCGGAACCGGGCGGCGTCGTTGAGAATGCCGTCGGTGAACACAACACGGGCGCGAACTGGCCGCTGGTCACGCGGCTTCTCGTTTTCCCCGCCCGGACCGAATTCGCCCAGGAAGTGCTGGTCGCCGGCCCGGATCGCCGCCATGATCTCAGTGCCGCCTTGCGGCTTGCCGTTCTTGCCGTACTTGTGCAGGAACCCGGCCAGCTTCTCATCGAAATTGGCCGTGTTCAGGTCACCGTCGTCGTCGCCCTCGCCGATAGGCAGGAACATGTTAGAGAACGGGTAGAAGTAAACCCCGCCGTGGTCATCGTCCCCGCCTGCCTGCTCGGCTGCCGCCTGGCTATCCAAGCCCTCGAACGGGACGATGAAGTAGCGGACGGCCTCGATCTGGATGTCCCAGGTGTTCTTGGTGCCATCGCTGTCCCAGGGCCAGCCCTCCGACTCAGAGAAGTCCAGGTACCCTTCCGGCTCGACCTCCCGCATGCCGGTGTTCAGTGCGACGATTTCCTGTCGCGGAGTCCGGTTGGGGCCGCCGGTCGGGGTTTCTTCCCGGATGATCTTCATGATTTCTCCTCCTGGTTGACTACCCTCGATACTATAACAGACAGCTGAACTGTTAGCTAACTAACACCTGAACTGACCACGCCTGCGTTATCAGCTATTCCAGGTGTGCCCCTTAGAGCAGCGGTGCTCACCCCAGAAATGCTCAGAGCGAGTGCACTGGCTTCCGCACGTATCGCATTTTGCCTGGCAGTTCGCCTTCTCAGCCATTGTCAGCTCCCTTTCTCTGGCGCCGACTCGTTCTTGCAAATAAAAGCGATCAACTCGGGAGAGCAACCCACCGCCGTCGCGAGCGCCTCGTAGGTCCAGCTAGCGGAGTCCTCCTCACGCAGCTCCCGGACTAGCCGGTCGCGCTGCCGACGGTCCCGGCGGGCCAGTTCGACCTGCCGGGCCGCCGCCCGGTGGTAATCACGGGCCAGCGCTGCACGCACGTCCATCGCTAATCCCCGCTCAGACGCCGTTCCAGTACACCGCACAAGGCACCTAGCAAGAAAAGGCGCTCATCCTCACCCATCGAATGCCTCGTCGTCAAGATCACCAAGGTCGTCATCAAGAACGGCTGCAGCGTCCGCGCACAACAGTTCCTCGTAGTCCGCCACCTTCATGACCTGAAGCGAATAGTGGCGCGTCTCCCTGATTTCCTTGCTCTTCCGGGAAGCAGGCAGGATCACAACGTGTCCTGACTCGCCATAGTCCGCCGGGTCAGCGCCCCCTGACCTGTTCCACCGAACCGGGTCGCCATCCGACAGCTTCCGGTTCTCGTTGCACCAGGCCATCGCGCTCTCCCGGGTCCGGTGAGCAGGGTCCATCAGGTTCGTGTCACCCCACTCACCATCCCGCAGCCAGACCAGCCAGACTTCCATCAGGTACCCCCGACGTCGTAACCGCGCTCGGCTTCCGGTCAGCACCTGGCCTGTCTTCGTCTGCAACGGGTAGCAGATCAGGCAGGCCAGGTTGCTACATCTCTCCACCTCAGATACTGCCCCGAGAAAAATCGCTTAGCAGCGTCGGCACCGCGGCATCGAGTCCGGAAATATCTAGGCTGCCCGGGTCGTCCGGATCGGCGATGGTAAAGTCCGTGCTGGTCATTGCCGCGACAGCGAGCCGAGCCGGGATACCAGTCTGCTGCCGGTACTGCTCCAGCGCCTGATGCGGATGGATATCCCCCGCCCACGTCTCATTATCCGTAATGATTTCGAAAGTATCGACTTCGACCTTGTTCTGCATCGCCCACAGCATCGGCAGTGAGCAGTCGGTGCCGCCGAACGGCAGGCCGGAGATCGCGCTGACCGCGTCGTCGAGCCGCTGCCGCGGGCTGATGTTCAGCAGACTAATTGCCGTACCGTAACTAGCTCCCCACCGGGACGGTCTGCTACCCGCAGTGAACCCGGTAATCAGCACCTGCGATTCAGTCGCAGCGGTGACCAGGGCCAGCGCCGTCGAAGCTTCCCGGCAGGTGAGTGGCAGCCCGCCGACCGCGGCACCCATCGACCCGGACACGTCCAGCGCTACCATTGTCCGCTTGTTCGCTGGCTCAATCGCACCGTACGCAGCATAGAACGCAGCATCGAGCGCATCGGTTACCTTCGGCACCGGCGCCCAGTGGCCGTCACCGCGCACCGCGTGACCAGACGCATAAGTCTTCGCCGCAAGTAGTACGGCAATCGGGTGTACCCGGGCCTTGCGCAGCCGATTGGTGTCAGCCAGCTGCGCGGTTACCAGGTCAGTGATCACGCCCAGCTGGGTCAGCACGCCGAGGGTGGTCAGCCGGGGCAGCTGACGCAGCAGTGCCGTCTGCGGCAGGCCGTGCCGGATCAGCTCCGCCCACACGTCCGGCTGGGTCAGCGCACCGTCCGGCAGCGCCTCCCAGGGTAGTCCCGGGTTCTGCGCGATCAACCGCACGTACGCGGCGCCCTTCGCTTTAGCCCCGGCCGTGCTGCGGTCGATACCAAGTGCTTCCAGGTAGGCCGCGGCCAGTGGCGGCAGGTTATCTCCCGCCGGACGCCCGCAGGCGAAGTTGAACAGCGCCCGGTGCGCGGGCGAGGCATCGCTAGCGTACCCGCCCTTCTCGTACCCGGGGTGGGCAAGCCGCAGCAGGTCCGCGTGCTTCCAACCGTCCCGCGCACGATATTTAACCATCTGGTAAGCGAGCTGGTCGGCGTCCTTGGCCAGGTACCAGTCGCTGACCGCACGGCGCATCCCGCGCCCCCAGCCACGAAATTGCTGGCAGTACCCGGCCCAGGTGTACAGGTGGGTGCCGGTGCGGGCCACCAGCGGCAGCGCGCCCAGTGCCTGCTTGCGGCCGTTTTCGCTGCCCAGCCCCGCCGCGGCGGCCAGCGCGAACAGCGCAGCATTGTTCCGCGGGGCCCGGCCCTGCACGGAAACCTCAGTAAGCTTCTCCACTAGCTCACCCGGCCGGTTCTTCGCCCAGTCGAGTACGACCGCAGCGTTCTGCTTGGTAAGGTCCTGCTCGCGCACGTAGTAAGTGCCTGATGAAGTGCCTAGTGTCAGAAATCGGTGGAGTCGCGCGTCACCGGTGACCTGGAACCCGTAGCCGCCCGCATTGTTGAGAACCTGACGCGAATCGGCCTGCTCACTCTGAGGAGTAACCCGGGTGATGACCTGCTTCAGCGGATCGTTCATGCTACCTCTCCTCTCGCGACTTCTCGATCTGAGCATAAACCTGCGCCCGGACGTCCCCGGTAATACCAAACTTATCCATTACGTTGTACATCACTGCTTCAGGAATATATACATGCAGTGACCCAGCGCAATCCTTGCAGCCGTCGCCATCCTCCGGCGACCAGTACAGGAGCGGCTTACCCGACCCGCAATGGCACTTCTCTTCCAGAAAGGTATTCGGCAGCCGGGAGAACCATCGTTCCAGCGGGGTAAACGGGTCCTTCCACCGGGCTGCCTCCACAGCTGCAGCCTTAGCTTGCTCGGCCGCCTCCCGCTCGGCGTAGCGCCGCCGGGGAGTGCAGTCACTCATGATGATCCTGTCTGATGTGGCGTAAAAGAAGGCTCGCGGGCGTGTAACCGACTGCCGGGTTGTGTTCTCTGTTGAAAGGGAGATAACCGACCGTTATCCGGCCCGCGAGCCGTCGTGTGCCCCTTAACCATCGGCCTCCCGGTTGGGTGCACTCCGCCGTGCGAAGGACTTATTGAAGAGGCCGACACTACGGTGAAGCCTGGCAGGCATGGGTCCTTGAGTACCGGGGAAAACTCCCGTCTAAACGAGAGCAGTGCCCGCCATCGGGCTTTGCCAGCTGTGACACCAGCAGGTGGAGTCGAACCATCGATAACCGATCCTCGTCCGGCCCGCCAGGCTTCCTATGTAATTATGGGCTAGCGGGCGTGGGTACACCGACCGAGTGTGCTGTTTGAAGGGTAACCGACCGATTCCGGCCCGCTAGCGCTGTGCAGTTGTTAAGCAGACGGGCATGTTAGTGAGTACCGGGGTTTAAGCGCTCTGTCCTGAGCTACACCCGTCTACCTCCAGGTGGCGAGGGACTTACACCCTCGCGCCTTCTCCATTAAATGTGGGTAACCGATTCTCGTCCGGCCCGTTTGCTATATAGTCTATGTAATTGTCGTAAGACTGGCAGGCGTGTGAGTGAAAACCGGGTTTAAGCGCTCTGCCATTTGAGCTACACCCAAAATTTCTCCCGGATGACAGGACTTGAACCTGCAACCACTCGCTTGTAAGGCGATAACCGATTCTCGTCCGGCCCGCCAGCTATGTAGTTATCAAAATCAGCCTGGTCGAGCAACGGGCATGTGTATGAAAACCGGGGTTTACGCGCTCTGTGCTGAGCTACACCTGAGATTAACCCAGGTGGCGAGGAGTTGCACCCCGCGACCTCGTCCTCCGCATGGATAACCGATTCTCTTCCGGCCCGTTGCCCGACCGGAGGCCTCTCTTAAGCAAGACCAACCGTAACGGCTTACTGCTCACCCGGTCAAGTCTTTTTCCCGGGTTACTTCGCAGCGCCTCCTGACAGCTGCAGGTTGCTTGTCGCTCCCGGGATACACTGAAGATTGGTATCCGTCTTGCTGTCCACCAGGCACTGCGCGATCAGCTGGTTCAGCGACGGGTTCTTAAGCGCAACCAGCGCCAGCTGCTCCTGCTGCGCCACCTTGACGTTCTCCTGCGCGACAGCGAAGTCAGCGTAAGACTGCTGGATGCCGGACAGCTTGTTTTCTAGCGGCGTCGCGTAGTGCAGCTGCGGGAGCAGCAGCGTCAGGATGTTCACCCGGTTGCCGATATCGGCCTTCATGTCGCTGAGGATCTTCGGACCGAGCGTGGTGAACTGGCTGGTCTGCGTCCCAGTGCTGGTGACGGCCTGCACGTCAGTAATCGGGTTATAGTCACCCAGGTCGTTGTTGACCACCTGCTTCAGTTCCCGGACGACCACCGCGTTAGTGATCTCCGCCATGAAATTGCCCTGGTTGGCGTAGTCACTGAACAGCGACGCCGCCGCCTGCGGCCGGATCTGCCACTGGATGGTAACGTCCGCGCAAGCGGTCTGCTGGCCACCGATCCGCACCGGGAGGCCGCCATTGCACGAGGTACCGTTGTCATTCCCCTTGTCCTCGAAGGTAGTAGTCTGGATAGTCTCGTTGATATCGGTGATCGACATCCACGGCGTCCAGGTCTCATGTGCCCCCGGCTGGTACACGCTGCTCCCGATAGCCCCGAACGACTGCGGGATGCCGATGTTCTTCACCGGAACGGACTTGACCCCGCCCCAGGCGAACAGGCCGAAGCCGAGCAAGGCCGCGATGACACTGGCAGTGATCACTAGGCCCCGGTTGCCTTCCGCGAGGAAAACACCATAGAGCACCGCGATAACCGCCGCGAGCCAGAAAATGATGGCGAAGATAAACTGAGCCACTTGCGATCGTCCTTTTCTTCTTCCAGGCAGTCGATCTCAGTCCCGTCCTCGGCCTGGTCGAGGCGGGCAAGATAGCGGTCCAGGTACTCGTTTTCCGCGCGGATGCGCTTTTCCCTGATCCGGGGTTCGAGTGCCCGTTTGCGCCGGGCCGCGCGCACGGTCAGCATGACGGGCACTGCGCCGACCAGCACGACAACGAAGGCGACGAACAGCAAAATCACGTCACCCACGGAAATTCACCCCTCTTTTACCGGGTCCGCCCGGCGACAGCCCTCCAAGTACGTCCAGCTCGCGCTGAACAAGTCCCAGTCAGCGAATCAGGGCAGCTCTACCCCGTGATCGCGGATGAAGTTCACCAGGTCAAGTACCCGCCGCGGGCCAACGTGCGGCAGCTCCAGCAGCGCTGCCCAGCCAGTCCCGTAGCCACCAAGTACCGGCGCTTGCAGCCCGTCCAGTGAGTTCCAGCCTTGCTCAGCCATCGCACTCCACATCGCCGGGTGCGACGCGATGAACGGGGCGAAGTCGATATCCTCATTCACGGCAACATCACCTGCAGAACTACTCCCCTGCGCCCCTCGGCCTCGTACATTGCCATGCACGTCTCAGCTAGGTGCGTACCACAGGTCAGTTGTGCGTCCGCTGCCCGGGTACCAACGCTGACCCGCCAGTCAGCCGTGTCTGCACAGACGGTCGCGTTACCGCGCTCAAACTCACACAAACTACCTGTCGGCATGTGATCTCCTTGTTTCTCCTCGTGATCACCGTACGCATGCGGTTCCCTGATGACACTGCACGGGCAGCGTCGCATACTTCGGCGATTAACACGTTCCTGCTCGTGCTCAACGCCTCTACCATCAGCCCAGTTGCCGAACGCCTCATGTGCCACACCGGACTCCAGCCAGCCGCGGTACGCTTCAAACATCTCCCGCGTCGCAAACCCGGTGGTAATACGCTGGCGCACGGAATCGGAGCTAATGCCTGGCGGGTGCTGCTCCCCTAGTGGCTTACTGCTTTCGCCGGTCATGGCGTCAAGTACCAAAAACCATGATGGGTGGCAATCCAGAATTTAGCGATCACGCCGACCGCGGTGACGAGCACGCCGACGGTAACCAAGACGGCTACCAGGACCCGGGTGCTACGGCTCGTCCGGCGGCGGCGCTGACCCGGCTGCATCACCCCGTGCGACTCACGCAGGATGCGCTCTTTCTGCCGGGCCAGGTCCCAGCTGTACCGCTCACGGATCACCGGGGGTACCACCGGGAAGTCAACCCACAGCGGGAAGTGCCCGGTACGCAGCGTCCGGTCGACCGCCGCGTCGATCTGGTAGCCCTGCAAGGTCGCGCCGGCCGGCGCCCAGATGTAGTGCAGTACCGGGCCGATGACCAGCAGCCCGAGTGCCAGGTTCTCCCAGGATGAATGCGCAATCCAGCCGGGGCCGGTGACCCGGTACGAGCCGAATGCCCAGTGCCAGGCGTCCGGCAGCCCGAAGTTGATCAGCCACATGCCGCCGACGATCAGCGCGACCGCCGATACCGCCAGCAGTGCCGTAATGGCCAGCAGCTGCCCGGTGCTTGCCCGGAACGTCCACCATCTCGGTTTAGTAAGCAGTGTCTTGACGCCGATCACCGCCGCGGCCGGCTCGCCCAGGTCACGCAGCCCGTGCCGGTACAGCACCCAGCTCTTGAAACTGAACAGGTTATCCCACCACAGCTTCAACGAGGAACCGTGGTTGAAGCTGCCCAGATGAATATGCCAGTCAACTTCTAGCCACAGCAGGTACACGCCGGCCGCGAGGCAGGCCCCGGCGAACCCGGCAATCACTGACCAGCCCAGCATCTGCTCCCGGCGGAACGTGATAACTCTACCGTTCACCGGGATCTCGCGAGGCACTGCCACCGGGATGGTCATGACACGGCCCCAGGGATGCAAAGCCCCACCCTGGTCTGCGACAGCCAAGGCGGGACTCCGCGCATCTTCTGCAGACGTGCGCTCTCGCGTGTGTACTGCCCCGCTAGGTTAGCAGCCGCGGCGGCGCCTGTCGCTCGTTTGCACCTAGTCATCGCAGCGCGCTTTCCCCGATGGCCAGCAGCATTGCAATGCCCTGCACTGACGTCGGGCTCTCGATGCCCGCTGCCACCACCCTGGCCCCGACGGCTAGCTGCTGCGCCAGGGAAAAACACTGGTCAGAAGTAACCTCATGATCACCCAGGAAAACACTACTGAACGGATCAACGCCGTTATCCAGCGCGTCCGCTGCCAGACGCAGCAGCTCCCTCGTTATCATGGCAACTGCCACCTCCCGTACTTGTCGAAGGTCGGCCGCCAGTCATCCGGTACTTCCCGCCCGGCGTCATCCGCGGCCACGGTGACAAAGCCGAACAGGTGCAGCACCATGCTCCGGGTGCGATCCCCAGCGCTCGGGTACACCGCGCTCAAGTTCTCTGCGAACAAGCAATCAGCCACCCGCTCGCCTAGCTCCAGTGCATCAAGTTCCCCGTTATCCCAGCACTGCGGCCGGGTCACGGTTCCAGCACCTCGTTGATGCGCGCCTCGTAGTCGTCGGCGCTCGCCCAGCCAAAGCCATACAAGCCGCGGTGCAGCTGTGTCCAGGCGGGGGCCGCTGCCCCGAGCGGCAACTTTAGTGATATAGGCACCTGGAGTCCGGCGAGCAGCTGCGCGACTTCCTTGATGAACGCGTCCTTTGTCATCGTGGCCACGGCGTATCCTTGCCCTCGCGCGGGTCAGCCGGGTCCAGGCCGTGCTCGCCCAGCCAGGCCAGCGCGCGCTCGCGCATCACCCCGCCGTCACGAATCATCCGGTACGCCTCAATCGGCGGTGTGCTGAATCCGCCCTGCACCACGATCGCGTGCTTGGCTGCTTCCTCCGGGCCAAGAAACCCGTGATCGTCCTGCCAGGGGAGCCCGCGCTCGCGGTCGTGCAGCTGGTGACCCGCACTTAGTGGCCCGGATGGCGGGAACGGGGCGCTGTGATTGCGCGCCCGTCTCATGCCTGCCGCCCGACAAAGCGAAAGAAGAAGTAGGCCGCCAGGGCGCCGGGCGCTATCGCCCACCAGGGCACTGCGGTCAGCAGGCCGACAATGACACCGAACGCCACTGCGACCGCCAGCGCCGCCACGTCGACCTGAGCGGTAATAGTGACCGTGGTGGTGGCGGGCGCGGCGTAAACCGGCCTTTCACCGTGCTGCCGAATCATGACCGCAGCGCTGTCGCGGTGCACGTCTCAGCGCCCGTCTTAAACGCAGCCGAGGCACCCCGCTTACCGACCGAGCCCGCTACCTTAGTAGTCAGGCAGTCCGTGAGCGCCTTGCGCTCAGTCGGCGCTACCTTGCCCGCAATGCACGACCGGGCTGCCACCAGGTGCGTAGCGGTAAAGCACGGCTTAATGAGCTGCTGAGCTGCTGTCCGGTACGGGTCCGCCCCGACGGCCTGCGCGCCGAACGAAACCCGGGTAGTGCTGCCTGCGACGGCGCCCGCGGTCAGCGTACTGCCGCCCGGCCCGCAGCCGACCGCTAGGGTGATAAGTCCAGCTGCAGCAGCAGCCGCAGCGACCGTAGTAACTCGCACTGGTGATTCCCGTCGTTGTGCCCCTGGTTATCCGGGGGACCTCTTTACTATACTGCAAGAGACTCCAATACGCCAGCGTTCATGATACTTTAAAAATGACGCCTGAATGTGACGGCTAACCAAACCAAACCAAGCTTTGACCGACGATCCACTCCTTTACAGCCCGACCCGCCCCTGACCGCCCCGACAAGCCATCCCACCGCATCCCGACCCGTTCCCGCCCGTCCCAGCCCCGCCGACTACTCCTCCCGTCCCTGGCCCCGCCATTCCTTGCCGACTGACCATTCCGATCCGCCCCAGCCCGCATCGACAACCCATCACCAGTCGTTCCGCCCCGGCCCCTGCCGACAAGCCTCGCCGGTCCTGTCCGTACCCGCCCGCGCCGACCGTCCGCCCCGTGCCTGCCTGCGCCGACCGACCATGCCGAACCCCACCGCCCCGCACCGACGTACCCAACCGCCACAGTCCGCCCCGTGCCTGCCCACTCCGACTGGCCGACCCAATCCAGGACGACCCTCTCCGTCGACAGCTCCTCCCAACCCCCGCCCACCCCGGTGACTACCCCTGCCATCCCTGGCCCCCGCCGACTGGCCTTCCCATGCCTGCCCTTATCGGCCCGTCCCAGCCCCCGCCGACAAGCCATCCCACCGCATCCCGACCCGTTTCCGACCCGCCCGACAAGCCCGCCCACCTCATTACGAGCCGTCCCACCCCGTACCGACGTGCCAAGCCAAACCTGCCCCGGCCAGCACACGCCGACATGCCATTCCCTGTCGACGACTACCCAGGCCGCCCCTCCGTTCCCCGCCGACTAACCGGACCATCCCCCGCCCACCCTGGCCACGCCGACTAACCGCTCCGTACCGACGTGCCTGCCCTGTCCGTCCCACGCCGACTAACCGGACCACCTCCAGCCCGCCCTTACCACGCAAAAAGGCCGCGCCACCGAATTCCGGTGACGCGGCCTGCTTGGTATTCCCGGCGATTAAACTCAGTTCCCTTGCGGCTCAATCTGCTCCCAGCGAGTCATTTCGTACCGGCCGTACTCCTGGGACCGAGAAGCACCAAATCCCTGCATCTGACCAGTCAGCCAGATCATTGCCCACTGTTGCTCCTTCAATTCGAAGTCAGACTTCAAAGTGAAGGGCACGATGGCATCCTTGACGTACTGCTCGTAGGAGATCGAGTCGCCGCGGTGCGTATGGACAAACTTTTGCGTGACGCCGTCATGAATCTTGACCGGCTCACCGTCACGGAAGATATGCAGGTATTCCTGAACAATAAAGAAATGCTCCGGAAACCATCCTTTGATTTGCTTCTTGTAGGACGCGTTGTCCGGTGAGCCCCATTTGCCGGTCTCGATCTTACCGGCGTTAGCGGCGACCATGACCGCTTCCTTCATTGCCGCCTTCAGCTGGCGGCCTTCCACTAGCAGGCCCGTCTCGTCCCGCTTGAAGCCGTTCATGCCGACCATCTGAGTCGACGCCTTCTTAACCGCCTCTTCCTCGTCCAGGCCCAGCTCGGCCATGGTGGTCGCGATGACCTCCTGGATCTCGGCGTCGCTGCGGATATCGCGCAGCTTCGTCTTAATCCACGACTCGACGACGTTCGGGTCCTGCGGGATGCCGCCGGCGAGAATCCCGACCTTCAGCTCACCCGCGTACCAGTACGGGAAGGCGTCATTGCTGTACTTCTCGAACACTCCACTGCTCATTACTGCCGCTCTCCTGTGCTTTTCCTGACCCGGGTGATTCCCCGGATCATCGCTGTGCTTATTTTCTTATCCCCTGGTTGCCGTTTACACCCCAGGCTGAAAGCGCACTTCCGCTACGGCGTCTTGCTGCGGCGGCCCGGCTTCCCCGGCACCAACGGCCGGCGGCCCGGCTTCCCCGGCGCCTGTCGACGACTGCTGTCGATCGGAGGCCGCGCGGAGGTCCTCCGCTACCAGCGGCGACCGGTCCCCCCGCTTGAACATGTTCTCCAGCTGCTCCGGGGTATAGACGTCAGCGACGACCGCCTCCGACCCCTTTGCGACTACCCGCAGCCGGACCTTCTCGTAAACCCGGGCGTAGAACCCGCTGTCCCGGGCCGCCTGGTGGTAGCGGTCACGCACCTCCTGGACCTGCTTGGCGGTCAGGTCACCGAGTGGCTTCCTGATCAGCAGCGCTCCTTCCGTCACGCTGTGGTAGCGGTAAAACTCCCGCCCTTTCTCCGCTCCCTCATTCAGCGCGTCGTGGAAGCCATCGGCGAACTTGGCGAACCGGCCGCGTTGCTCTTCCCCGCGGCGGCGGGCGCCCCGGCTCAGGGTGACCGTGTAAATGTAATCCTTCAGCACCTGCTGTGCCCGGACGCGCAGCCAGCCGATCAGCAGGCCGGGGTTTTCCGCCTCCCAGCGGGCGATCAGCTCACTGGCTGCCTCCGCTGAGATAACGTGATCGTGGCCGTCGAGGTACTTAGCGACCTCCTCGGCCACTTCGTCCAGGTAATCGCGCTCACTCGATGGTGTCATGCTCCCCTCCTTGGGCTCGTTCTATACTGTAACAGACCGCAGGAGAGGGTGCAACTGTTGCCTTACAGCTAATTTGCGGTCGCTGGAGCAGAAGGTATCATACGGTCTAGTGCTACCGCTACGCCGCATCAGGGCGGCTACACAAACCTCATCGACTTCTCCTGGCCCTCCCCGCGCCGACATCCCAGCACCTGTCCGGCTTACCCGACGCATCCGGCCATCCCACCCCAGCCAAATCCGGCCCGCACCAACTTGTCATCACCAGCCAAACCCGGCCCGCTCACCCCTCCCCGACGAGCCGAGACTGCCCGATCCCTCCCCCGCCGACTTGTCCTCCCTTTCCGAACCGCACCGTACCGACTTCTCATGCCACCCCGTGCCTCACCTGCCCGCACCGACTACCCTTCACAGCCCAACCCGCCTCAGCCCCCGCCAGGCCACACCGACAACCCGCTCCAGCCCGAACCGCACCGTACCGACTATCCTTCACAGCCCAACCCGCCTCAGCCCCCGCCAGGCCACACCGACCACCCAGCTCTGTCCCGCCCACACCGCTTCACTCCTTCCCACGTCGACGAACCGTCTCGACCCACCCCTACCCGGCCCCCGCCGACGCGCCAGTCCATTACACTCCAGCCCAGGCCGACACGCCCGTCCATCACGCGCCGCCCCAGGCCAAGCCGACAGGCCACCTCGTGCCTCACCTGCCCGCACCGACTTACCAACCCAAACCCGTCCGCACCCGTGACTCGCCACGCCAGCCCGGCCCGCAGCAAGCCTCACCTCCCCGACGAGCCACGCCACCCCCGTCCGACCCCCACCTGCCCGACTAGCCGAGCCATCCCAAGCGAACCACGTCACCCCAGGTCCGCGCCGAGCCGACAAGCCGCACCACACCAGCCCCCTCCTGCCGACAAGCCAACCGGCCCCGACCACCCAACCCAGCCCAACCCACCCCACACCGACGAGCCGAAACGCCCCTGCCTGGCCGCTGCCGACAAGCCACCCCGGTCCGCCCCGCCCCGTACTGACTTGCCATACCTGCCCCGTCCGTTCCATACCGACAAGCCACCCCGATCCGCCCCTACCCCGCCCGGCCCCTACCGACTTCCCGGATCATCACGCACCGAACCAGCCCGCGCCGACTTACCATTCCGTTCCCGTCCGCACCACCCCGACTTACCTGCCCTACCCAGCCCAATCCGAGCCAGCCCGTACGACTACACCATCCAGCCCCGCCCAGACCCAGCCGACCCGCCCCAGGCCGACTACCCACCCCGTACCGCTTCGTCCCGACCCACACCGACGTCTCGACCCATCACGTTCCTGGCCGCACCATACCGACTTGCCAGCCCTGATCGCCTCCAATCAACCCATCTCACACCGACTTGCCTGGCCGACCCGCCCCTGCCCAGCCCGTTCCACACCGACTTTCCGCCCCGGTCCCAGTCCCGCCTGCCCT